ATGACTGACGCCGAAGCAGTGATCGCCCACCTCACCTGGCTCCGCACCCGAGGGCTACGCCCCGCCACCCTCAAAGCCCGTCGCGGAGCACTCGGCCGCCTCACCCGCAACCTGCCCGACAGCTTGCTCGGCGCCACCGAAAACGAACTCCACGCCTGGCAGGAAAGCCTGCGCCTCGGGCGGCACGCCCTGTCCAGCGAAACCGCCCATGTCTGCCAGTTCTACGGATGGGCGCAACGCTTCCACCACCGGCCCGACAACCCGACCGCCACCCTCCCCCGGCCAAAGATTCCCGCCACCCTCCCCCGGCCCATCTCCGAAGCTGACTTGCAAATGGCGCTCGCCTGCGCCCCCGACCGCATCCGCCCGTGGCTGATCCTCGCCGGGTGGTGCGGCCTGCGAGCCCGTGAGATCGCCCTGCTCGAACGGGCCGATATCCGCGACCAGGACACCCCGCCGACCCTGTTCGTACGTGACGGCAAAGGAGGTAAGCAGCGCAGCGTCCCACTCCCACGCGGGGTCATCGCCGAACTGCGCGCCTGTCGCCTGCCCGTCCGGGGCCCCGTGTTCCGCCGCGGCGACGGGCTGTCAGGTCCGATCAGCCCCGCCCGGCTCAGCAAGGTGACGTCGGACTACCTGCGCTCCATTGGCATCGAGGCGACACTGCACTCCCTGCGGCATCGCTATGCCACCGTCTCCTACGCCGCCACGCATGACCTGCTGCTGATTCGGGACTACCTCGGTCACAGCAGCACGAAGACAACCGCTGGCTACGCCAAGGTCAGCCCGATCGCACCCGACGTGCTGCTACGGGCGCTTGACCTGACGCTCAACCCCCACTCGCCCGCCTCAGTCTGAGGGGTCTACAGTCCCGCCATGAGCACGCCACCGCCGCAGGGTCCACCGCCAGGATGGGAACCGCCTCCCGGAGGGGTACCGCCCGGCTACGGGCCGCCACCGAAGAAGAAGACGCACAAGCTGCGCTGGGCGCTGCTCGGCTTACTCGCTCTGTTCGTCGTCATCGGCATCGCGAACGCAGCCGGCGGCGGCGGGGGTGGTGGCGGCGGTAAGAGCTCATCAACCACCCCCGCGGTTCAGTCCTCGACCAGCAGCAGCGGCAGCAAGCCGTTGCAGCACGCGAGCGACGTCGTCGTCACCTCATGCGTCCCGGACTCGGTCGGCTATGCCGCGGCGAAGGTGGTCGTGACGAACACGTCCAGCAAGGCGAGCAACTACGCCGTCACCGTCACCTTCGAGACGGCCGGCGGCGCGACGCAGGTCGGGACAGGACTTGCGACGGTCGACGGGCTGCTGCCGGGGCAGAAGTCGGTGCCGCAGGACGTGTCGTCGCTGCAGACGGCGCCGGCGGGCTACACGTGCCGGGTGACGGACGTGACGCGCTACGCCGCCTGAGCGCTAGTGCGCGCACTTGCGCGTGTTGCGCGCGATGTGCAACGCTGCGCGGTATGGGTGCCGCTGCATGACCGTCCTCGCCGACCGTCCCCAGACCGTGGTCGCCTGCAACGCGCTCGCCCAACTCATCCGCTCTAGCCTGGCAGAAGCCGACATCGACTTCCGGACAGCCGCCAGCAGGACGGAGGGACTGATCTCCCCCTCGAATCTGAACCGGTACGCCACGGGCAAGGCGTCCAACCCGTCGTCGTCGACCCTGCTGGGCATCTCGATCGCGACAGGACGCCCGCTGGATGAGGTCCGGGCCGCTGCCGGGGTGCCCGTCACCCCCGGCCCGTTCGAGCTCCCCGACCGGGCACACAGGCTCACCGTCCGGGAACGTCAGGCCGTCATCACCGTCATCGACGCGATGCTCGACGCCCGCGGGTCAGGAGCAGACGAGTGAAGGATGCCAAGCCGTACCGGGGCTAGTCCTCGTCCCGGTCGAAGTAGGGGTGGAGCACCTCGGACAGGACGAGCGACAGGTAGGCGTCCTCGGTCATGTGATGCCGGCGGGCCAGCGCTTGAGCACGCAGGTCGTCGGAAGGGGAGAGGGTGACTGTGTGGTGCCGCGGTGACGGAACCGGTGGCGGTGCGGGCGGTGGCGGAACGGGCCCCGGCGTGGGGCTCGGCCCAGGCGCTGGAACCGGCGGCGCAGGCGGAACAGGCGCAGGTGGGACGGGAGTGACCACCGGAGGAGCGGGTGGCACTACCGGCGGCACCGGCGCAGGCACGACCGGCGGAACCGGGGCGACCGGGGAGACCAGCTTGGACCCGTCAGGGGAACCCAGCCCCGACGCAGCGTCCCAGCCGGCGCCCGCGTTGTAGCCGCCGTTGCCCCCGACGGTCACGTCCCGAAACGCGGAAGGGTCGGCGTAGGCCGGCGCGTTCAGCAACCCGACCCGCTTGCCGGACAGGGCGTTCAGCCGGGCGACGAGGCCGGCCAGCAGCGGAGCGACCGCGGACGTGCCGCCGACGCCCATCGCCTGGCCGTCGACGATCACCTTGTAACCCGTCTGCGGGTCGGCGTTGGCCGACATGTCCGGCAGCCCGCGTAACGCACCCGGCACCACCCCGGCCTGGTAGGCAGGGCGGGGGAACCGAGCCGAGTAGCCACCGCCGGTCGCCGACGACGGCCCGTCGTTCCAGACCACCTCGGAAGCGATCCCACCCGTGACGTCGAGGGTGAGCCGGGTACCGCCGCAGGCCGTGACGTGCGGGCTCGACGCGGGGAAGTCAGCGTTCATCCCCTGCCCCCCGTCGGAGGCGCCGTTGTCCCCGGCGGCGCAGAACACGCTGATACCCAGCGCCGCGGCGGAGGCGAACGCCTGGTCGAAAGCGTCCATCGCCGCCGGCGACCAGCCCGACTCGGCCTGCCCCCAGCTGATCGAAATCACCGAGGGGTTGAGGGTCACGTCGTGGATGGCAGCGTTGATCGCCGACAGGAACCCGGCGTCCGTGTTCGGACCGAAGTAGACGCCGATCTTCGCGCCGGGAGCGACCGCACCAGCGACCTCGATGTCGAGCAGCACCTCACCGTCGGCGCCGTTCGGCCCGTCGGGGGTGTTCGACCCGCCAGCGACCGGGATAGACGTCACCTCCGGGCGGGGTAGGCCGAGGCCAGAGAAGTACGCCTGCAGGTCGGCCGGACCGAAACCGCCGCCGAGCTCGATGACGGCGATGGACTGCCCGGCGCCGTCGGAGGCGGGGAAGCGGTAGGCGCCCGCGACCTGGACGGCGGTGAGCAGCTGCGCGGAAGCGGCAGCAGGGCGAAGACGCGGGTAGGCGACCGGTGCGGGGTCGAGTCCGAGGACGGCGACGACCCCCGCCGGGGGGGTGGCGGCGAACCGCTCGAGCGCGTCCCGGTCACCGGTCAGCCGCATGGTGCGGGCTTCGGTGTGTTCCCAGTCGACGGTCAGCCCGTCGGCGTCGGCGCGGTGACGGACAGCTTCCGCGTCGTCGAAGGCTGCGCCGTAGAGGACGGCGTGCTCGTCGCGGGTCAGCGGCGGTCCCTCGACCGGCAGGAGCGTGGGGGGGGTCAGGACGACGGTGACCTCGCCGCGCGCGGGGTGGACGTGAACGTCGTAGTCATCGGTCATCGGCGTACCGCTCCCTGCATCGTCGGGGGCTGGGTAGGGGAAGGCGGCGCCCCGGCGAGCAGAGCCCGGATCGCGTCGATCTCGGCGAGGGTGAACCGCGGCTCGGCGACGCTGGCGACTGGCGCCAGCTGCACACCCAGCGCCGGGGCTGGCTTGTTCGGGACGGCGAAGACCGTGCTGTACGCGGCGACACCGGCCAGCGCCGCGCCGACGACGACGTACGGCAACGACCCGGGGAGGAACTGGCCGGCGAGGTAGGTGAGGATCGCGATGAGCGCCCCGACGATCGCCTTGGCGGTGGTCATCAGAAGACCCGGGTCTGCTTGCCCAGCGCAGCAGCGGTCGCAGGCCCGACGATGTAGTCCGGGGTGCCGTCCGGGTTGCCGGTCTTCGTCGCGGCTTGGAAGCTACCGAGGACGGCGCGTAAGTTGTCGTACCGGGCGGCCCACGGCCGGACCAGACTCTTCTCGTACGGCGCGATCCACACCCCTGCTTGGGCGAGGAACAGTTGCAGTGCCTCGACCTTCGCGAGGTCGGCGTGGGTGAAGGTGTGGCTGCCGTCGAACGCGAGACCTTCGAGAACTGCCATGACCGGGTCGCCTCCTGGTGTGAATGTGCCGCCGAAGTTGGCGACGTTGACCAGGCCGGGGTCGCCGTGGTCGTTGCCGGGGATCTGGCTGTGGGAGTAGTGCCCGGCGGGGGAGTTGCCGCCGAACACCTGCCGGGTCGGGTTCGGTCCGTAGCCCGACGCGAGAGGCGGGCCGGCGGGCCAGTTGCGGGAGATGCCGAACGAGTCGAGCCAGGCGAGGATCGCGCCGAAGCCGATCAACGGGCTGTCGGTGAGCGGCCGGACGAGCTGGCCGTTGTGCGGCCCACTGTTGGCGAGGTTGTTGGCCTTGCCGATGCATTCGATCTGGATGACCGCGCTGCCGGAGTTGTTGCCGGTGACGAGCGCGCTCCCGCCGATGTTGGCGGGGATGAGCTGCACGATCTCGCCGGTCCAGGGGTTCCAGCACAGGTGCGGTTCGTAGCCCATGCCGATGAGGTACTCGCCGATAGCGGCCGCGGTGGTTTCAGGGTTGTTCTCGGTGGAGTGCCAGACAGCCTTGGGTGTGCCGCCGTCGAGCTGCCAGCCGTGGGTGCCTGCTCCGAGCCGGGTCACTCCCGGCATCCAGATGTCTGCCATGCGTGCTCCTTGGGAACCAGCTACGACGAGCGCCACGTCGTGGGTCTCCTGTCGTGTAGGACAAGGGACACGCTACGCCGAGCACTGCCACGGCGGCGCAGGCGCGCTTACCCGAGGGGGGCGACCGTGGTCAGGGGGTGGAACTCGTGCCAGCCGCCGTGGTCGAGGTCGGCGACCCACGCGCCCGTGACCTGGACGTGCTCGCCGACGGTGAAGGCGAACCGCGGCTCACCGCCGATCTCGCAGCCAGCGACCGCATCAGCCTGGGTCACGGCATGGTCGCAGGGCTGTTCGAGCACGAGGTCGCCGCGTTCCTTGCCCTGGTTGGCCGGGTCGAGTAGCCCCGCGTAGGCGGGGTCGAGTTTCAGCAGGGTGTGGTTGTCCCCGTCGGGTTCGGATCGGATGACGTCGACGGTGCCGGTGGCGGTTCGGCAGCCGAGGAAGGCGAGCCGGTCCGGGTGGTAGATGTGCGGGTCGGCTGCGGGTGCGGTGCATGCTGCCGGGGGGATCGTGGGCGTGGGGCTGCGCTGCGGTGGCCGGACCGGGACGTAGCGCGACTGCACGGCAGGCGAACCGCCACAGGCCGCGGCGAGCAGCAGCAGGACGGCGACCGGGGCTCGTCGCATGCTCATCGGGGACCGCTGTTGCCCAGCATGACGAAGAGGGCCATCACCAGCAGCACGACGCTAACCGCGCCGATCCCGGCGAAGATTTGGACGACAAGACCCATCACGCACTCCCCGTTCCGACGGTGACGCCCTGGCCGCCGTCGGCGATGATCCATTCGAGGTCGCCGGGGTCGACCCGGCCCGGCATCCTGCCGTCGGAGAATAGGTGCACCCCAGCGTTCAGGCACGCCTGGTCGACCAGCTGGGAGCAGATCAGCGCATGCTGCTTGTCGACCTTGCGCTCGAGCCACGGCCAGCGCAGCCCGAGGTCGGCGAGGCCGAGCGCGGCGATGTCGGTGAAGCCGTACGGCGTGCCGACCAACCTGAGGGCTTCGTCGGCGATCCGAGCGTTGGCGTACGGATCGAGGCCGTTGATGTGGGCGTATAGGTCGAGGCCGTAGATCACCCGCGGGTTGTCCTGTTCCCGTTTGATGACGGCCCCCTTGGCCTGCGCCTCGACGGTCCGGCCGTCGCCGAGGCACACACCAGCATGGTTGACACGTGAATGGGTCAACAGCCGGATCGCCTCGCCGACCAGCCCGCCTGACCGGAGCACGAAGATGGTTCCTGCAGGGTGCACAACTGCCTCCTATTTGTGGTGGGTCAGGTACAAACCCCAGATGACCAGAGCGATCGATGCCACCGAAATGAACGCGGCGAACAGGTAGCGCGTCTGCAACGACGCCGCGCTCGAACCCGTCGAGGTCTTCTCCAGCGCTTCGATCCGCGCCGTCGCGATCCGCTCCGCCTCACGGGATGCCGTCGCCGCCGCGCCCAGCTTCTCGTCAACCGCGTCACGGGTCATCACCGTCGACTGCAACTTCAGGATCGCTTCGGAGTTGGCAGCGCGCTCCTTCGTGCCAGACTCGACCCGGCCTTCGACGATGTGGATTTGCGCCTCCATCACCTCACGGGTGATGAACGTCCGGGAATCTTCCCGCGCCTGCTCTTTAGCGTGATTCGTGTCGGCAAGCCGCTGGTCGAGCCGGTTCTCGGCTTTCTCTCCGGCTTCGCGTTCCCGGCCGTGGACCTCGTTGTGCGCGGCGTGCTGCTGCTCATGCGCACGGGCGTGCAACTCGGCTACGCGGGCTACGTCGCTGAGCGCGACGCGGAGGGCTTCGGCGTCCCGTTCGTGGATTCGCTCATGGCCGACGCGCCAGTCCCGCACCATCTCGGAGACCGCGCCGGCCCGGTCGTCAACCGTCCGGACCATCTGTTCGGCAAGTCGGGTGGTTTCGCGCTCATGTTCCGCGTCCCGGAACATCGACTGCCGGTCAACCTCAGCGATCTTGTTGCACAGCGCTGACTTCGCGTCGGCTATCTGCTGGCTGAGCATCTCATGCGCCGCGTCCGACTGCTTCCACTGCGCATCTAGCCCGGTCTGCGCGAACTCTTTGACCGCGTTGATGGACAGCTCAAGCTGGTGCGCCGTCCGGGCTTCCGCCGCGACCTGCGCCGCCATGTGCTGCGACGCTTCCGCTGCGGCCCGGAGCGCAGCGTCCGAGTAGCCCTCTTGCGGCATCGGATCGTCCCCTCTGTCGGTCCGACGTAGCCAGGGCATGGGTTAGCGTCTCTCGGGCGAGTGGGACAACCTCGGTGTTGTGTGTCCTATGGGACAGGGTAGACCCCGGATGCTTGCCCGCCGCGTTAGAGCTGCCAGGCGCCGGCCCGGACCCGAGGGGGGGTCTCCAGCCACTGGCCGCCGGCACGGACGAGCAGCGCCCCACGCACCCACCTGCCGGCCCGTCGCAGCATCACGATGCCGGCCACGAGCCCGAAGCTGCTGCCGGTGAGTACGAGCGATGCGGCGCCGGAGCTGGAGAGGCTGAGCGTCGCCTGGACGGTGCCGACGAGGGTGACCGTGGCAGCGCCGCCGGCAGGCGCCGTCTGCCCCGCTAGGGCAACGGTGACAGTCCCGGTGATCGTTACTGTCGCCGTCCCGGTCTGGGGGTAGCCCAGCGAGAGGGATGACAGGCCGGTCAGCGTGAGTCCGGCCGTGGCGACGCTGGCTATGGCGAGAACGGCGGCGGCTCCGCCGGTGAGGGACACGACGCCTGCCGCGGCCGCGCCGAAGCTCGTCAGGCCGGTCGCGGACGCGGCCAGGGACACCAGGGCCGTGCCGCCAGCCGACATCGGGGGAGCGGCAGTACCGGTCAGGACGAGCGCTGCCGCCCCGGTCGAGCCGAAGCTGGCGACGGATGCGGCGCTGCCCGACACCGTGAGGGCCGCGGCAGCGCCCCCGGCCGGGTTGAACGTGCCGGCCGCAGCACCCGTCAGGGTCAGCGCCGCTGCCGCGCCGGTCGCCACGGTCAGGCTGCCGCTACCGGCGCCGGCCAGTACCAGGGAGGCAGTGCCCGAGGTGGCCGCTGCCGTGGTCAGTGCTGCGCCGGCAGCGCCGGTCAGGGCCAGCGTCGCCGAACCTGCCCCTGCTGTCTGCAGGCCCGCAGCGCCGGCCCCGGTCAGCGTGAGCGACGCTGACCCTGCAGTGGCAGTCCGCAGCCCAGCCGCAGCAGTACCGGTCAGGGTGAGGGCCGCCGCACCGGTAGCTGGGCTGATGCTCGCGGCTGTGTCGCCAGCGGCGCCGGACAGCGATACTGTCGCCGCGCCTGACGCGGGCAGGAGCAGCGAGCCGGCCGCCGTGCCGACGAGGGCTACGACCGCCGTGCCCGTGCCGGGTAGCCGCAGAGCTGCGCCGGCGGTGCCGGCAAGACTGAGCGCCGCGGCGGCTGTGCCAGCCGCAGACGCGGACGCCAGCTTGACGACGACGATCCCCGCCGAGGCAGACAACGGGTTTGCAGGCGACGCCGCAAACGACCCCGTCTCAGCCGCCCCGCTCGCACTCGACTTGTACCCCACCGACTGGCACAACGCCGAACTGTTATCCCGGCACGCCGCGGTTAGTCTCGTCCAGCCCGTGCTCGGCGTGTACGCCGTGGTGTTGCCGTCGTCGCCGAGGAACGCCAGCGCGAGCTGACTCCCCCCCGTCGTCGCAGGCGTAGTCCCCATCGACACCGGGGTAGCGGTCCCCGACCCTGACGACGACTGGTTGAGACAGCCGCTGCCGGTCGCAGCGCTAAGCCCGGAGAACTCGGCGACGGCGACACCCATCGCCGCACCCGAACCGGAGAACGTGCCGATCGGGAACGTCACCGTCAAAGCGCCAGTGGAACCCGCCACGGCGGTGTAGACCCGCGTCACCGCCGTCGTGGTGCCGAAGGCGACCGTGGTCAGCAGCGAGTACGCGTTGCCCTGGCTGTCAGTCGGGGCACCCGGCGTGCCGGTCGCCGAACCACCATCGGTGAAGGCGCAGAACGCGAAGATCCGGTTCCCGGCGGTGACGTTCGCGCTGAAGGTTGCCGTCTCGGTGGCCGGCGGGAACGCGGTAGCCGAAACAGCGCCTTGGGCGAGCGCCCACGCCACCGGTCAGCTCACGAAGCGGCGATGGACAGCGCCCCGGCAGCGACGGTCACCGTGCCCGCGCTCGTGCCGGTCGTCACCGACGGCGACAGGGTGAAGCCGATGCTGTAGACACCCGAGGCGGCGGTCACCACGGACCAGCCGCCGACGAACCCCGCCGTGGTCGAAGCGGCCAGCGTGTAGGACAGGCCCGCGCTGTTCGACGGGTTCGGCGCGGCCGCGGTGCCCGCGGTCCACGACGTGGCCTGCCGCGTCGAGCCCAGCTCGTTCGCCCCCGTCGTGCCAGGGGTCGCCCCGTGCAGGTTCGTGAAGGGCGTGATGCCGGTGACACCGTTCGCCGCCGCCGCCTCCGCAGCCCCGGACGCGAGCGCCATCAGACCGTCTCCCGCTTCAACGACCCGCAGTGGTCGGTGCAGGTATGGACGAAACCTTCGGTCGCCGGGTCGGACGATGCTTCGAGCTGCTCGCCGATCAGATGGTTCAGGTGCCCGGCGTGCTCCTCCGTCTGAACTTCGATCACCGGCGGTGTCACGTCATACGACGTGCCGTCCGGGGTCCGCACCGTCCCCGACGCACGCTGACCGGTGATGACGAAATGCGGCTCAGGCGAGTCGGACTCGACGGTGAAATGCGGGGAGCCGTCCGGGAGGGTCCCGACCTGCGTCCACGTGAGGGCCATGTCAGCCTTTCTCTAGCTGGTGCGCAGCCACACGTCGCCGTCGACGACGGCGACAGCCGTGCTCAGCGCCGGGTCCGACGCGGAGGTGTAGATGGTCGCGATGTGCGGCACAGGCGTGCTCCCGGCGCCGACAGCGGCTGCCAGCACCGAGTCTGAGACGGAGGCGACCCATGCCGGGTCGGCGGTCTGTGCGTAGTTGTAGGCCGTAGGGCCGGTGAGCCCGATGCGGGCGAGGCGGGTCAGGATGGCGCGGACATCCGTGTTGCCGTTCAGCATCGCCGCTCCTCGCGCAGGTCGGTCCCTGCGATCATCGCACAGTCCCGCGTTCTACAGGACGGGGCACGCTAGGCCGGAGTGACACTGTTGGACGGGGCGCTCGCTGCGGACGACCCGACCGAGTTCCGGGCCGTGAGGATAAAGGTGTAGGCGGTGCCGTTCGCGAGGCCGGCGACGGTGACCGGGGTACCAGGGGGAGCGGTGCCGGTCAGCCCACCCGGGGCCGAGGTGGCGGTGTAGTCGAGGATGGCCGCGCCACCATTGTTGACCGGAGCAGCCCCCGAGATTGTGGCCGTCCCGTTACCCGCGGTCGCGCTGGCGCCCGTCGGCGGATCGGGGAAGGTGGGGGTCGAACCCGGGGTGGTGGTGGTCGACCCCGGGGCGGTCGGGTCGGCACCTCCCGCGTCGACGTCGTCGACCAGCACCGGCCCGCACCACGCCGCGACCAGATCCACCGACATCGACCCGGCACCGGTGTCAGTGCGACCCACAACGGTCAGTCGCCCACCGGACGGGTCGACCGGGCCGAGCAGCACCCGCCCCGCCCACGCGACGACCTCCGCTTGCCGGGCGCCGCGCCAGTCGACCAGGGCCACCGTCCCCGACGTCGCGGCGGCGGAGTAGGACACGTCCAACGCCACGCTCACCAGCCCCGTAGAACCGACCGCCGGGACCCGCCACAAGGCAACTTCGGCGCCGGTCACCGACGGCACAGCCCCGGCGGGCAGCGCGGGCAGCACCTGCGTCGGGATGCGGGTCTCCAGTCTGCGGACCCGGCCGACCAGCGACCCCAGCAGGCGGCCGACCGACGCGTAGTCGTCGTGTTCAGTCCCGTTGAAGCTTGGCACTACTCGGTCAACCCCGGTACACCCTCAGCGGTGCATGTCACGACCTCCTGGCCTGACGCGTCGACCGCGACGCTCTGGCCGATGATCCGCACCCAGTTGTCGTAGAACAGCCAGCCCCTGTCGACTCGCACCCGCACCGAGTCGCCGATGCTGACGAAGCCGAACGGCACCGTCTGCGACACCACATAAGAAAAGGTGATGATCGACACCGGCGGGGTGCGGTGCCGCAGATACTCCTGCGCCTGCCGGAACAGCGTCGTCTTGACCGTCGTGTCCCGCAACGACAGGGCCTGCATGTGGATGCCGTACCGGGCGCTGGCACTCGCCGGTGCTTTGACCGTCACCGCCAGGTGAGCCGGCCCGTCGCCGGCTCCGTCGCCGATGATCCACGTCGCGATGTTCTTCGCGCGGGAGGCGCCGAACGAGCGCAGGCCGCCCCGGCCCGGCGTCAGCGGCCGTTCGACCCGCCGGCCCATCTGCGGGTAGAACGGCTGCCACGTCCGTGTCACCAGCCCGGTGCGCGGATCGGTCCGCAGCACGATGTCGAAGTCGAAGCCTGTACCAGGGGAGGCGAGGTCGGCGACCGCCACGTCGACCGTCTTGTTGTCGGTGGCGGCGTAGGTCCGGTCGATCAGATCCGTCGTCCTCGTAAACGGGGCGAGGTCGAGGCGGATGTCCCCGTCCTCACCCAGCCCGGTCGTGTACCGCCGGATCAGGTCCGCGGCGGCTTGGGTCTGCTCACGCTGCTTATAGACCAGGTTGTCCAGGATGATCCGCTCGGCGAGCCACGCCCACACCGGGCGCGCTTCGATGCTCAACGTCTCCTGGTCGAGGTTGGCGCCGGGTTTGACGACGGGGCCGGCGAACACCGGGCCGAGCTCACCCGGCCCGTCGACGCGGTGAATGACGATCTCCGACGCCCACGAGTGCAGGTTGTCCCGGTTCGCCCCGGAGATCAGCGGCAGCGTCAGCCGCGGGGTCACAGTCGCAGACCCGCCGCCGTTGATCGTCGTGCCGTACGTCAGCCCACCACTGCCCTTCCCCGACGGCGGCAGGACGCCGAGGACGTTGCCGGCCCGGTCGGTCAGGTCCACCCGGTAGCGGGCCATCTACGGCACGCACAGGTAGGTAGCGGTGACCTCCGAGCCTTTCGGCAACTGCCCGGACATGTTCGTGTAGTTACCGCCGTTGAGGTTCGCGCAGTGCCATTGGAACTGCGTCGCCGTGATCGTGTTGCTGATGACGACCGGGTTTCCGGGCAGTTGGGTGGCGAACAGCGGGCCGGTGATTTGAACGTGGATCGCCGACGGGGTGAACGGCGCGCCATGACCCCGTGCGGTGATCCCGTTCCCGAACCAGTAGCCGATCACGTCGTGCTGGACGTGAACCGGCGGCGGGATGACCAGGTCGGACCCGCTGTAGCCGCCGTCCCGGACCGGCGCCGTCGTCTCGGTCAGCATCTGCACCTGGCATTGCGACCCGAGCGTCGCACCCGCCGGGACCGTCACCTGGGCTATTGCGTAGGCGCCGGCCATGATGTCCGGTGCCGGTGCGACACCGGAGTTGACCCGCCCCGTCTTGACGTAGAAGTCGGCGCTGTTCACCGCGTCGCCGTACGCCTTGTCCTTCGCCCCGCAGTAGACCAGGTCGATCCGGGACCCTGAGCCGGGGGCGGCGGCGAGCGTGCGCTGCTCGACGCTGTCGGAGTCGAACAGGGCGAAGTCCGTCAGGATCGCCTGCTTGTAAGCGACGACGCCCTGCCCGGGGGCGATGTTGACCGCGAGCCGCGACGGGTCGCCCGTGACGTCGAAGTCGCCGTTGTAGACCACACCCTCGGAAGTCAGCCACCGGGACAGCGCCCGGCGGATGTCGGTCACCTTGTTCTGCACACCGATCTCGTGCAGACCGCCATAGATCGTCATGCCTACTCCTTCGCGCTGCTGCTGGTAACGACCGCCGACCCGGGTCCGGCGCCGAGCAGCAGCCACGCGCAGCTGCCGTCGCCGGGGACGACGAGGGTGTCGAGAGGGCTGCTGGTCGGGTCGAGCGCGCTGTACATCGACGTGTCGTCGGCCATCACCGTCTGGTCTTGCGCGTCGACGACGACGGTCCGGCCGTCGGGGACGTCGACCGTCAGACCGAGCCTGCGGCCGGAGAGACGATCGACGAGCAGCGGGCCGGACAGCGGGCCGTAGAAGGTGACGACGATCGGGGTGTCGAGGTCGCCGCTGTTCACGGACGTTGAGGTGGCGGTGAGCGTGTCGGTGTCGGGGGTGGACACGACGGGGCTGGTGAACGGGCTGGAGAACCCGCCGGCCAACGTCGAGGACCGGACGATGGAGACGGTCGGGATGATCGAGTACTTGTGGGGGTCGCCGGCGACGAGAAGGAAGTCGAACTCGGCGACGGACTGGCCGCCGGGGGTGCCGTGCCGGCTGGTGATCGCCGTCTTGCCCCCGCGGAGCACGCCGCAGCCCCAGTCGCCGTCGGTTTCGCGGCCGACGAACACGCCCGGAGCGGCCGGGTCGACGAGCCGGGTCGTGGCGTGCAGCCGGCGGATCGCCTGGTCGAGTGCGGCCCATGTCGGTGCGATGACGCTGCCGACGCCGTGCAGGATCCGCGCGCCGAAGAAGACGCGGGAGATCTCGGCGCCGTCGGCGAACGGTACGTCGGTAGTGGCGACTCGGCTTTCGGGGGAGAACCAGCCGTCGGGGGTCGGCATCGCCCAGGTGCATCCCAGGTCGTCGGGTTCGCCGCAGGTGTTGAAGAAGATGCTGCCGAGCCGGAACTCCCAGGTGGTGGGCTGAGTGTCGGCGGTGACGACGGCCATCAGCCGACCCCTGCCCCGGCGAGCGCCAACGTCAGCTCGCGGGCTGCCTGGGCTTGGGCGGTCGGTAGGTCGACGCCGTTGAAGTGGTTGTTCTGATGCACGGTGGTCCCGGTCCTGCCGCGGGTCCGGTCGTAGGTCGCGGTCTCGTCAGGGTTCAGGACCCGTTCCCGTCGGCCGGACAGGTTGACGCCGACCGCTCCGCTCTCGAGGTAGCCGCCGGTGTCGAACACGCGGGGGTGACGACGGTAGTGGTGCGGGTGGTGCAGCCGCTCAAGTGCCGACCAGTGGAGCGGGTGGTGAGCCCGCTGGAGCGCCGACCAGTGATGGGGGTGGTGGAGCCGGGCCAGGGCCGACCAGCCAGCGTGGTGCGCGGCGTGGTGACTCGGGTGCTGCAGGTGGTGCAGCCGGGCGAGCGCCGACCAGCCAGCGTGGTGCAGCCGGGTGAGCGCCGACCAGCCAGCGTGATGCGCGGCGTGGTGACTCGGGTGCTGCAGGTGATGCAGCCGGGCGAGCGCCGACCAGCCAGCGTGGTGCAGCCGGGTGAGCGCCGACCAGCCAGCGTGATGCGCGGCGTGGTGACTCGGGTGCTGCAGGTGATGGAGCCGGGCGAGCGCCGACCAGCCAGCGTGGTGCAGCCGGGTGAGCGCCGACCAGCCAGCGTGATGCGCGGCGTGGTGACTCGGGTGCTGCAGGTGATGGAGCGGGTGATGACGGGGGTGCGTCAGGTGATGCGCCGCGTGGTGGAGCGGGTGGTGGGGATGCAGCACCCGGTGATGGGGGTGCAGCGGGTGGTGCGGGTGCAAGACGTGATGCGGGTGGTGAGCTGCGTGATGGTGCGGGTGGTGAGTGAGGTGATGCGCGGGGTGGTGCAGACGGTGGTGCGCAAGGTGATGCGTGGCGTGATGGTGCGCAAGGGGATGGCCTCGCGCGACATCAGCGGCCCTGTTCGCCACCGCGATCCGCGCGATGTCGGAGCGGATAGTCGCAGGAGACAGGTGATGCAGCTGGTCGGTGATGAGCTTGGCGTACAGCTCGACCGCATGCCGGTACAACGCCGCATAAGAGCTGGCGTGGTGAGCGGCGGCATGGTGAGCGGCGTGATGAAGCGGGTGGTGCGTCAGGTGGTGCCGGGGGTGATGCACCACCCCACCGGTCGCCATGTGCTGCCGGATCGTGTCGGACGGGCCACGGGGAATGACGATCTCACCCTGGTGCAGAGTGGCCGGCCCGGTGGACGGGACGAACATCGTGCCCTGCTCGTAGCCGACGTAGCGGCCGGTGCCGTCGTGCCGCCCGCCGCCCATCAGCATCCCGATGCCGTACGTCTTCACCGCGTAGTTGATGCCGGCGGCGATGTTCGCGAGCGGGTCACGGATGTTGTCCGACGTCCCGGGCCAGTGGTTCGCCGCGAACGTGCCGGGGATGAGCTGCATCAGCCCTTGCGACGGCGTCCCCGCACGGGCGTTCGAGTCCCAGTTGTTCTGCGCGTTTGCGTCCCCGCCGGACTCGGACTGGATCAGCCTGAGCACACCACCGGCGGCTGACGCCGGCAGGTTCTCCATCTTCAACGCCTGATAGACAACGTCGGCCCACGAACCGTTGACCGCAGCCGCAGCAACCGCCGTCGGCAGGTGGTCGACCAGCAGCCTGCGGACCGCGCCCGGCGTCTCCCAGACAGCCTCCTCACGGACGTGGCTCGACGGGTTCGGGTCGTCGATCATCCGACCGCCGCCCTCGTAAATCCCCACGTGGCCGGGACCGGGGATGCCGCCCTCGCCGTAGTTGGTGAACACGAGGTCGCCAGGCAGGGCGTCGGCGTAGTTGACCGCGGTGCCCATCTTGACGAGGTCCCACGTCAGCGGCCGGCCCGGCAGCTTGTGGCCCAGGTCGGCCATTACCCTGTCGACGAGGCCGGAGCAGTCTGTACCGCCGCCGCCGTACGGGTCGCCGCCGAGGATGTACTGCTGCCCGAGGTACTTGCGGGCGTCGTTAACGATGTCGGTGCCGTTACCGACCTGCAGCAGCCCAGCGCCGCCCCCCGCGGCCGCCGCGGCGGCCTGAGCCGCGTTGTAGGCGGCGTCCTTACCGGCCAGCAACGACAGCAGCGCATCGCCGATGTTGTGGACCTCTTTGTCCATCCACCGGCCCGGCTCACCCAGACTCTTCAGCGCCCCGTCGGCCGCACCTTCGATGGTGTGAACGACCGGGGTGGCGCCGATCGCCAGAGCACCGAGGGCCAACTTCTTCAAATCACCCAGCAGGTCGGTCGGGTGGGCGATGTCGTGGACGATCCGGCCGAGGATGCCGGTGTCGGCCTTGCCGCCGGAGATGCGCAGCGCGTCCTGTTTGGTGACGAACTGGCGGCCGGCAGCCGCGCCGGTAGCCGTTCCTGCCGTGAGGCTCCCCTGGAGGCTGTTGGGGTTGAAGCTGGAGAGGCCCTGGAAGTTGAGGCCGGGCGGCAGGACGGGGCCGCCGACCGCGTAGTGCCCGCCCGTACCGCCACCACCGGTCATGCCGAGGGCGCGCATGAGGAGGTTGGGTCCGCCGTGCCGGGCGACAGTTGGCTTGTCGACCATGACCTCGCCGGGGGTGCCGTACAGCGGCACGTCGTCCCGGTCGTGATTGCCGGGGACCGCGCCACCACCAGCAAAGTGCAGTGGCGCGAGGTTCTGCATCCCCGGCTCGTGCAGGATGTCGCCGATGCCGCGGATCAGCGGCACGATGCCCTTGTCGTACGGGTTTTCGATCACCCAGCGGATCGGGACCGCGACCAGGTCCTTGACCCGGTCCCAGACCTGGCCCGCTTTGGTCACCAGGTCGTCGAAGATGCCGACGACGTCGTCACGCATCCGGCCGAAGAACCCGGCCACGTCGTGCCACAGTCGGCTCGCGAACCCCGTGGCCCCGGTCCACAGGTCGCCGAATCCGCCGACGATCCGCGTGACGAACGGGCGGACGATGTCCCACGCGTCCACAGCCATGCGCATGATGAAGGTGATCACGTCGTGCCACATGCGGGTCACCCAGTTGGACACGTCGGTCCACAGACGGGTGAACAGGTCTACGACCGTCCGCCACAGGCTCGTGACGATTGCCGTGACGGCCATCGCGCCCACGTGGAAGAACGTGGTCACGTCGGTCCACATTCGCGTGACCCACCCGGTCACGTCATGCCATAGGCGGGTAAACAGGTCGACAACTGTATTCCACAGACTGGTGACTATCGCGATAACCGCTAGATATCCCACGTGGAAAAAGGCGGTTACGTCATTCCACATTCGGACCACAAACCCGGACACGTCATGCCACATGCGCGTGACCCAGGCCGTCACGTCTCGCCACAAGCTAGTGACAATTGCGGTGACAGCCAGCCAGCCCACGTAAAAAAAGCCGGTCACGTCGTGCCACATCCGAGACACGAACGTATTCACGTCGTCGCGCATCCGCATCACGAAACCGGTCACGGCCTGATACGAACTGGCGGCGATTGCGGCTACGGCGAGCGCGCCGACGTGGAAGAAGGTCGTCACGTCATGCCACATGCGCTCGACGAAGCCGGACACGTCGTGCCACATTTGCGTAAAGAATGCGCCGATCTGCTTATGGAAGTAGTCAACTATGACGATCACCAGACCGATCGGTCCGGTGAATATGACGAGCAGCAGTCGCCAGTGCCTGTCGATAAACGCGAGAATGTCAGTGACGATATTCGACACGTCAGTCTTGATACGGTTAAAGACCCCTGTCACGTCGTGCCACAAGCTGGTAGCAATTGCGGTAATAGCCAGCCAACCGACGCGGAAAAACGTTGTCACGTCATGCCACATCCGCGTGAAGAACCCGGCGATCTGCTCGGCGCCGTGTGACACGGCACCGCCGACAGCGTGCATCCCTTCGATGGCCGAGCTCTTGATCCCGTTCCAGGCGCCGGTGAAGAACTGGCCGATCTTGGACCAGTTGGTCCCGAGGGCGTGCAGCAGCGCGGTGACCAAAGCGAAGGCGATGGCAAGACCGATGGCGGGCAGGATCAGGACGACTGCGAGGCCGACCGCGGCAAGGCCGAGGGCGAGGAACCCTGCGACCTTGAGGATGGTTCCCGCGTCCTGGAAGGCGTGGCCGACCAGCGTGAGGATCTTCTTGCCGATGGCGCCGAAGTCGATGGAGCCGACCCAGCCGGCGATCTTGCCGGGGAGCTTGGTGAACCAGTCGAGCAGGTCCTTCGCTGCGCCGGTCAGCCCGCCGATGATGGAAGCGACGATCCCCTTGCCGGCCTTCTTCGCGCCCTCGTTGCCCTTGCCACCGCCACCCCCGCCGCCACCGCCGTCGAACAGGTGGGTGAACAGGTTGGCGAAGAACGAAGGGATGCTGGTGACGGCGCTCTTGATCCCGTCGAGGATCCAGCCGGGGATTTTCTTCGCGACGTCGGTGACGACCCGGCCGCCGCTCTGGATGCCTTCGTGGATCAGGTTGAGCAGGCCGACACCGAGGTTGACAGCGCCCTTGATGCCGTCCCATAGCCAGCCGGGGATTCTGCGGCCGACGTCGGCCAGCAGCTGCCCGCCGGTCGCTAGGCCGGAGACGACCATGTCGAGGAGCTTCTTGCCGAAGCCCCCGGCGGCCCCGAGCCCCGACATGATCCAGCCGGGGATGCGCTTGCCGAAGTCAGCCAGCGCACGGCCGCCGGCTTCGACGCCGCGCAGGATCATCCCCGGCAGGTCGGAGAAGAACCGCTTGACCTTCTCCTGCGCCGCGGCTCCGCCGGTGATGGCGTCCCAGAGGGTGCGGAACACCCGGCCGACCGAGTCGACGATGTCACGGAACGCCTTGGACTTCTCGTAGGCGAACACCAGCCCCGCGGCGAGGGCTGTCAGGGCGAGGACGACCACACCGATCGGGTTGGCCTCCCACGCCGCGTTCAGCAGCCACACCGCGAACCGGAACGCGATAGTGGCCTCTTTGGCGATGTTCGTAGCTACCGTCCACGCCTTGGTTATCAACAGGTTCGCCGCCGTCGCGAGCTCCATGCCTTTGAGGACGACGAGCAGCGCCCCGAACGGGACGAGTAGCACGGCGACGCCGACAGCGAGGGCCTGGAAAGCGGTGTTGCCGGCGAGTTTCCCGAGGAAGCCGACGAGCGACCCGGCGAATCGGATCATCGGGGTGAGCACGTCGCGGACCGCGACCGCGAACGCTCGTATCCCGACGATCACAGCCCCGGCGAAGACCTTGAGCAGCAGCCCGGCCAGCGGCGCGAGGTCGCGAGCGAGGTTGCGGATCAGGTCCCACGTCGGGCCGAGCGCGCCCATGATCGCCGACCCCGCAGAGCGCAGCGCGGGTAGCAGTAGGTCGGAGAACTTGCGGATGTTCTGCCCGGCGCTCAGGAGGATCGCGTTCAGCGGCGAGACCGCGTTGAACACCGACGCCGACGCCCCGAGCTTCGCGCCCGGGTTCCGGAACCCGCCCATGATCGAGTCCCACGCCCGGCTGATCACCGGCCCGGCCGCAATGACCCCGTCGACGAGGCCCTTAGTCGCCCGCGTCACCTGCGGCAGCAGGAACATCCCGAGCCTGGTCAGCCCGGTCTCGACGAGGGCGGTGAACCGGGAGAACTGGAACGACGCGGTCTTCTGCGTAGCTGCCCAGCTTTGGCCGAAGTTGTTGCTTGTCCGCGTGATCTGGTCGAACTTGCCCTTGAGGACGTCGAGGTTGCCGTACATCGCCATGATCGTCGCGCCGGACCGGCCGCCGCCGAACGCCCGCGAAATAATCGCCGACGCGGTTACAGCCGACACCCCCGAATCGGCCAGCGCCGTCTTCAGATGCCTGAGCGCGACCTCGAACCCGTCCGGCTTCCGAAGGTCCGAAGCGAGCATCGACGTGGTGATGTGCGCCTTCTTCAGCGCCTCGGACATGGCCGTCGTCCGGGAGTGCACCTCGGTGGTCGACAACCCGAGGGTCCCCATAATCTTCGACGCCGCGGCCGACGGGGCGGCCATCAACGCGATCGACATCCGCAGCCGGGTCGCCGACTCCTGCGCCCCCGAGCCGCGGTCGGTCATGAACGCGAGCGCTGCACCCACCGACTGGATGGAAATACCGAACGTCTGGGCGCTGGCGAACAGCCCGGTGCCGATGGCGGCGTTCAGCCCGTCCATCCGCATGTTCCCAGCGCCGATGATCGCGTCGAGGACGCCCATCGCCTGGGCGGCGCCGTGGAAGCCGGTGATTCCCGACGCCATCGTCGCGACAAGGCTGTTGGCTGTCTTCTCGAGGTCTTCGTGGCCGATCTTCGCGCCTTGCGCGGCGATCTTGAGGATGTCCATCGCCTGCGCGCCGCGGTAGCCGACCGACTCAATGTGGTACAGCGCGTCGACCAGCGCCTTGGGACCGAACCCGACAGCCGGTGCCATCGCGAAGATCTGCTTGGTGATCTGCCCGAGGTTTTCGCCTGTCGCACCCGCCTGGGTGTGGATCATCAGCAGGCTGCGCTGGTAGTCCGATCCCATCTTGATCGCAGCGATGCCGATGGCTGCGGTGGCGATACCGATCCCGGCGAGCCCTTTGGCGAACATGCCACCAAACCGGCTCCCGGCGGTCGCACCCGAGGCGGCGAGTTCCTTGTCGGCGCCTTCGAGCAGCTGCTTGCCGAACCCGGCGGTGATCGGCCGGATGAGGATCGACGCCTCACCGACGATCATGACAGGCCCGGTGGGGTGTCGGCATCCGGGCTGGGAGTCCAACCCCACGTCGCCGGATCCGGCTTCCCCCGCCGGCCCGGCGACGTGGAACCCCCGACCTGCGCCCCGACAGCGGCGAGGTGCTCGTCGACCTTGGTGCGTGCGTCGGCGGGGCCTGCGTCCTTCTCGGACTGCATGGCCCGCCAGGTGTCGTCGACGAGCAGGCTGTAGACCACGTTCAGCCCGCGGCCTGCCGGGAGCGAGCGGAGGTCGACACCTTCCCGTTGAGCTTTGCCGTCGAGGTACTGCCAGTCCGCCGCGGCCGCGCCTGTGAGCGCACGGCTCGCCGTGTAGGGCGGTTGGCCTCACCCGAGCCGTGGCGGCGGCCGTACTCCTCGTACAGCCCGTTGAACACCTTCCCCAACAGAGGGCCGGGGACTTTGCGGGCCGGGTCGTGGACCAGCGCGTCGTAACGGTCCACGCTCGACGTGTCCTCGACGGGCTCACCGTCGGCGTCCAGCTCGCCGTCATCGTCGAGCAGTGCCGTGTTGAGGAACTCTTGGATGCCGGCGGAGGAGGCGGCGGACTCGAGGTCGATGAGGACACCGAACGGGATCTCGGGTCGGCAGGTGAAGTCCTCGTGGCCGATCTTCCCGGTCTTGTCCTTGAACGGGATGCGCAGCACGATCGGCTCGTACTCGCTGTCAGCGTCCGCGCCTTCCGGCTCCTCGTAGTCGAACTCGATCAGGTCGGCCATGTCCGCTCCCTTGTGATGGTCTGCCAGCCACGGTAGGGATTTTGCTGCGCGTTGCATGCAGCGCGGGACAAGTCGCGACACAATCCGGCCTATGGACGCCCTCGAGCACCGCTTCTGGAAGCACACCGCCCGCGCCGGAACGCCACCGCTCGTCGCTGGCGTCGCCGGCATGTGTGACCTGTGGGTCGGGGCGAAGAACCTCGGCCGCTACGGCAACAAGACCCCGGTCATGTGCGTGGGGAAGCGCCCCGATCGGCGGACGCTGTACCCGCACGTCTGGGCCTGGGAACGCAAGCACGGCTCGCGCCCGCCGGGGATGCAGCTGTCCCCACGGTGCGGCCAGTCGTTGTGCGTCAAGCCCGAGCACCGCGAGCTACGACCCCGGGGGGCGCACCGGCGTCACAGAGAGCCGGCGAACGCCTCGTAGCCGCCGTAGGAGAACATCCCGGCGCCCGACACGGCGGTGATGTGGAAGCCGAATTCCGCTTCGGCGGCGTCGGTCAGGTAATGCTGGCCCTGGGTGCCCGGGTGGTGGACCTGCCGCATGAAGACCGTCTTGCCGGCCTTCGGCCAGTAGAACGCCAGCACCCCGCCGGCCTTCTTCGGCATGATGATGTGCGGCCGGGTCCCTTCGTGGACGTAGGTGGCGTACGGCTTGGTGAAGGTGACGACGACGCACGTCTCACCTCCGGCGCGGGCGAAGATGACATGCCCCGAGTCCCGCAGGCTCGTCGAGTTCCCTCCCCGTCCGCCCCTGATCCGGGACGGGCGGATCTTCGCCGCAGCCATCTCCTTGATCCGCGCACCGTGCTCGAACGCGTCGCGCATCACCGGCCCCGCTGAGCCTTCGAGCAGTTCGTGCATCGCCACGGGGTTGAGCTTGACGTACCGCCCTTCGAACAGGCCGGCCATCAGATCGTCAGGATCACGGCGCAGGTGACGGCGACCATGCCGCCTTCGGGTCCGACGACGGCGAGCACACCGGGCGCGACCGACTTGACCCCGAAGTCGGTCAGTGCCTGATCGTCGATGGCCGAGCCCCAGCCGATGTGCCGGACCATCATGTCCAGCGCGTTCCAGTCGGCCATCTGCCGCGCACCCACCGCGTCCAACGCCGCCGCGGGCGGCGGTGTGCCGTCGTTGCCGGGGGCGGGAACGCAACGGACCAGCTCGACGGTGAACATGACCTGCCGCTGCCGCGAGTTCGGCAGCTCATACTGCCCCGTCGCGGTCCGGCCCGGGAACCCGGGGGACATCGGCCCTGCCCGTACCGTCAGCTGCTCAGCATCCCACGCCTCGGTCCCAGCCGACCGGAACTGACGCAGCGGAGGGCTGGGAACCGCTGCGACCGCGAGGGCCAGCAGCCGGCCGGCGATGGCCGGCAGGTCCGGGACGAGCGGGACCGGTACGGTCACTCGGCGAGCCCCTCGAGCACGGACACGACGCTGCCCCGGTTCTTACCCGCCTTCTCCGCGGCAAGGACGACAGGCGCCCGGGACGGCTCCTCGTCGACGTAGCTGAGGACCTCGTCGACCGTGTGGATGGAAGGGTCGTAGGCGTCGACGGTGGCCTGCTCCGCGACCAGCGCGACAGCCTTCACCTCATCCCGGGGCTTGGCGGCGTCGCGGTAGGCGACGACTGCCTGGGCGAGTATGTCGTCGGAGACGGCGAGGACGTGCGCCTCGTCGAGCTGCCCGGCGAGGGCCGCAGCCTCGTCGGGGGTGGCACCGACCGCGGGGCGCTGCAGGCGGGTGATGGTGTTCTCGGTGGGCATGGTGTCTGTCCAGCTTCCGGTCGGGTTGGTGGCGTAGTCGTGGACGGTCATCGGGTTCTCCTTGGTCTAGCCGGTGTGCCGAAGTGCGGGTTCGACACCGGGGGTGTAGATCCTGGCCCGCCGGGTCGAGCGGGCGACCTTGAGGGACGCGAGCCACATGTCGACGTCGACGAGGCCGGTGCCGCCTTCTTTGATGACGGTCAGGGGGTCGATGGCGACCATCGTCAGGTTCTGCCGGGTGATGGTCGTGACCCGCGACGGCAGCTTGCAGACACCGATCGTCGGGTCCCACAGCTTGGCGAGCTCGACAGCGAGCGACTCCGCGGAACGGACAGCCCCGGCTGGCAACGGGTTGCCGTGGTTGTAGACGACTTGGAAGGTTCCGACCGCGGTCGGCGGTTTGGTCATGTCTTGGCAGTGGGGCCACACCCCGCCGTCGACGCGGACGAGGATGTGGCCGTCGTCGACGCGGTAGGCCGCCGGCGGCAGCGGGCTGCCGTCGATCGACACTGCGGCGATGGTGGTGACGGGGCCGGACAGGAGCAGTTCGCGGCCCCACAGGTTGCCGCACGCACCGCACCCAGCGCCGGCGTACATGCCGCCTTCGGGACCGGCCAACGGCCAGGGGCCGACGACCCGGGCCAGCGGGACCGACAGGGACCAGCCGACGACGCCCCGCAGCGACGGCGGGCCCCAGTCGCCGTAGCCGCGGCAGCCCGCCGGGCGGACCGTGTCACCGGTGACGGGGGCGGGGAACTGGCCGCCGGTCAGCCGGTTCAGGATGTCGGTCGCACCGTCGACTGCCTCGGTGGCGAGCGCGAGCGACACCGGGGGGACACCGGAACGGGTGACGACGACGTTCGGGTCGCACCACGGGGCGGTCACGGCGGTCCTTTCGGTAGCTAGTCGGGGGGTCAGAAGCTGTGGCAGTAGTTCCAGTGAAGCTGCCCGATCCACGTCAGGTTCGTCGGAGCCGTCGGGCTGTTGATGTCCGACCAGTGCTGGCTGTTGGTGACCTGCTGGTAGCCCGACGCACCGTCGCCGTGCCACGGCATCGCGCCGATCTTCTTCGCCCGCGTCGGCAGCACCCGGTACAGGCACTGCGTGGCGGGGGTCTGGCCGATCTCGTACGGCTGCTCATCGGCCTGGTTCGGGTGGGTGCCGCACTCGCCGATCATGATCGGGATGTTCGCGTTCTGCACCGCGTCGAGAAAGCCGTTCAGCCGGGCGTCGAGCTGGGCGTTGGTCGCGCCTTGTGACCCGCCGCCCCACGCGGCGTACACGTGGAGGGAGAACACGACCGGGCCGTAGGACTGCTGCATGCTCGCGCCGTAGTTGACGATCGCCGAGCCGGAGGTCGGCGCCGGGCCGGAGCCGAAGTCGTTGGTCTCCTGGCCGTACTGGCAGCCGTCCATCACGATCACGTTCTTCGCGCCGGTAGCGCGGATCGCGGCCGCGACCTGCTGGTGGACCTGCTGCCACTGCGCGAGCGCGCTCGCGCCGCCCGAACCCGGTTCGTTGAACAGGTTGAACCACACGTAGGGGTTGTCCTTGTAGGTGTTGGCGATCCCTACCCACCAGTTCTGGATGTCGGTGAGCCGCTGGCCGGCGGCGTAGGTGCCGGGGTTCTGCTGCTGCATGTCCAGCTTGATGACGATCTTCTTCGCGGTGTACTCGCTGATGACCGACGCCAGGCTGTCACCGGGGAAGTCGTACCCGCCGCCGTTGTCGACACCACCCGCGCCCGGCAGCCCGCAGTTCAACCGCAGCGCGTTGAACCGCCAGTTCTGCGCCTTTCCGCTCTGGTTCAGCGTCGGCCCCTGCCACACGAAGTCTGTGCCGTTGGCGTTGACCCCATTGGGGACGAAGATCGCCCCGGCGGGGTCGAGGATCTGCCCCGACGGGCTGATGGAGAAGTTGTTGGTGGTCGCGGTCGCGGTCGGGGTGACACTGTTCGACGGAGCCGACGGAGCCGACGACCCGGAGCTGTTCCGCGCCGTGACCGTGAAGGTGTAGGCCGTGCCGTTCGTCAACCCGGTCACGGTAGGCGGCGTGCCGGGCGCGGCTGTCGCGGTCAGGCCTCCCGGGGAGGACGTGGCGGTGTAGTCCAAGATCGCGCTGCCGCCGTTGTCGGCGGGGGCGACGGCCGACACGGTCGCCGAGGCGTTCCCAGCCGCCGCGCCGGCGCTCGTCGGTGCTCCCGGCACGGTGACGATGTTCAGGCTGGTCGACGGCGACGACGCCGCCGACTCAGGTCCGTTGCCGACGCTGTTCGTCGCGTGGACCGTCGCGGTGTACAGGCCGCCGGGGACGAGGCCGCCGACGGTGACCGGAAGGGCCGGCCCCGTCGCCGACACCGGCCCTCCGGTCGAGCCGGCGCCTTGCAGGAACGTGTCCCAGTTGACGGTGGCGTTGCCCGACCCGCTGCCGCCGTAGTCGACCTCGAAGTCGACCAGGACGATGTTCGCGAGCTGCGCCGTCGGCACGGTGACCGTCAGCTGGTGCCACGCGTTGTCGGACACGTCGACGAACGCCTGTGTTTGGGTGCCGTCTGCGTAGTTGAACCGCAAGATGCCGGTGTAGGTGCCGGCAGGGGCGCCGGCGGCGACCTTCACCCATGCGGTGAACGTGGGGCTGCCACCCGACCAGTTCCGGGCGGTGGCCGTCGGGTAGTCCGACATCAGGATGTAGTTGTCGGCGGCGGTGATCTGCTTGACGCCGCGCAGCGACCCTGCTCCGTCGTGCTTGGTGCCGGTGTCCCAGGTGACGAACGGCGCCGACCCCCGACCTACCCAGCCTTCGGTGCCGGTGTCCCACGACCCGCGGACCGTAGCGGTCGACACAGGGGTCGCCGTGGCGGTGTAGCCGGTGATCGCCGACCCGCCGCTGGCGGGGGCGGTGGCATTGACCGACAGCGACGTGCGGGACAGGGCGGTGACCACCAGGGCGGTGGGGATCCCGGGGACGTTGGCGGTCGCCGACGGTGTCACCGAATTGGACGGGGCGCTCGCTGCGGACGACCCGACCGAGTTCCGGGCCGTGAGGATAAAGGTGTAGGCGGTGCCGTTCGCGAGGCCGGCGACGGTGACCGGGGTACCAGGGGGAGCGGTGCCGGTCAGCCCACCCGGGGCCGAGGTGGCGGTGTATCCGGTGATCGCCGCGCCACCGTTGGACGCGGGAGGAGTAGCCGACACGGTCGCCGTCCCGTTACCCGCGGATGCGGTCACCGCGGTCGGCGGGCCGGGGACGGTCGGGGCCTGCGCACCGGTGACGGGGGTGAAGGTGAGCGCCCCGTTGGACACGCCGAGCCGCACACTGCCGCCGGTCACCGCATCGACCAGGACCGGGCCTTGCCCCGCCGGGTAGAACGACCCGCCGCCGGCGAGCAAAGCCCACTTCGTCGTGTCGGTACCGGGCTGCACGCCCGTCGACGCGGCGACCGCGACGTAGGACGAGCCTTGGAAGCTCACCGCATCGGCGGGGGTCGCTCCGGAGATCGGGCTGTAGGTGGTGGCCGGGTTGTAGGGGACGGGTGGTTTGAACGGCGCCGGGCCGGCCGCACCGGCCGTGCCACCACCGCCGCCGACTTCCGGCTCAGCCGGGTCCTCGTCGACGACGACGGTGAGCCGGGTCTGCTTGCCGCCGGAGGTGACGACCAGGTCGTAGCGACCCGGGTCGGCGAAGAACAGCAGGTTGGCGTAGATGTCGAGGCCGGGGGTGTTGACCGCCATCCCGGACGGGACCGGGTTGGCGGTGAGCGGGACCGACCGGTCCCGGGCACCGTAGAGCGTCGCGGGGGTGAACGTCCCCGGCTGGTAGATCTGGACCAGCGCGGTCGGCGCGGGCCGGCCGGTGGTGTCGGTGAGTGTTTCCGGTCCGTACTGGCCGGCGTAGACAGTCATCCGCCGGCTCCTTCCGCCAGGCTGGAAGGGCTCAGGCGGCGAGGGTCAGCGACACACCCGAACCGGAAGCGGTCGCGTTCGCGGACATCGCGGCCTGCGTCGCGGACTGCACCGACAGGATCGTGGTGCCGACGGGGATGCCGGTACCGGTGATGTGATGACCGACGTCGAGGCTGGAGAAGTTCGCAGTCGCGGACGTGACCCCCGGGGTGCTGATGGTGGTCACACCATCGGTGACGGTCCGGCCGACGAACGCCGGGGCGGCGATCGGCTGGTAGCCGTCCTGCAGCGGCGCCGGCAGCGCGGCGGCGACCATGTACTGCCAGAACTTGGACGTGTCGTGGGTGAAGTCACCCTTCGGCCCGCTGCCCCAGTTGGGGTTCTCGTTCATCCAGCCGTTGAGGTTGACGGCCATCGCCGCGTTGTCGATCGTCTTGTCCAAGGAATCGAAGAAGCCGCGGGGGAACACCCAGTGCCACCAGCCGGCCTGGTAGTCGCCGACGATCCGCTTGGACCAGATTTCGATGCTGACGCCGTAGGGGGCGCCGATCTGGCCGTAACCGAGGGACTGCATGCCTTCCTCGACGCCACCAGCGCCGGTGAAGACCGTCTCACCGGTCAGCAGGGCCAGCATCTCGGTGTCGAGGTCGCAGATCTGCAGCGTGGAGGTGAACCGCTTGAGGGTGTCGCGACCGTGGTACGTGTTGCAGATCGCGCCCTGGGCGTTGACCGTGTCGATGCTGGCACCGGCCTGCAGGTCGGGCTTGAAGTCAAACTTGACGAGGTTCGCGGACTGCACCATCGCCGACGTCCCCCAGGCGGGGGCGCCGTTGACGTCGAGGGCGGTGACGCGGATCGCGTCACCCTGAACGGAACCGCCGCGCAGAGGTGCAGTAGCCATGGTCAAACTCCTTGCTCGGGCGGTACGGGAACGGGGAAGGTCATCAGGCGTCCAGGGCGAGCAGGCAGGCACCGACGTAGCACGAGTCCCACGTCCCGGCGGACGCGCGCTGGGCTCGGACTGTGACGGTGTTCGTCGACCGGTTAGTCGCCTGCGCGACCGCTTCGGCGGGGGACACGTCGGTGCCGGGGATGAGAACGATCGGCGAGTTGCGGTAGGTGGTCCGGCCGGTGGCGAACGCCCACGCCGCACCAGCCGGCGGCACCACCGGCGGCCCACCCGCTGCGGTCGCCGGGCCGTTGCCGGTGTAGCCGACACCCGGGTTGATCGTCGTCCCCCGGCCGGAAACGAGCCGCCCCGTGCCGGTCAGGTTCGCGCCGTACAAACCGACCTGCGGCACATGCTCGGGCATCAGGTGGATCACACCGGCGTTGCCGCAACCCGAACCGGCGAGGAACTGCTCGAGCAGCTCCAGCCCCTTGCGTACCGACACCGGCGTCCCGGGGACGGTGGTGACGTCGGTCGCGACCTGGAACTTGGTCAGCCACAGGTTGGCGTCGTAGCCGCCTTTGTGGGTGCCGTCGGAACCGGTGAACCCGCCGATCCCGGTCGCGGCGCGGGCGAGGGTGCCGTCCCACAGTTCCTGCTCGGCCGCGGCGGGTTCGCAGGCGATGAGCTGCGCGACTGCCTGACCGGAGTAGAAGTCCCAGGCCATGCCGAGGGTGGAGCACTGGTATTCGGCGTCGAGGACGACCGGCTGGTGGTAACGCTGCCCCGCGGCGCCGTGGTTGCGGTAGACGACGACATGCTGGGGGCCGCAGTCGCTGTAGCCGCGGATCGTGCCGCACGGCGGCGGCGTCCAGGTGAACCCGGCGCCCCACCGCTCACCCAGCGGCCGGCCGTCGAGGTCGACCTCGGCCTGCGGGGTGTAGGAGCAGGTCAGCAGCGACAGCGGGGGCGGCTGTAGGGCAGGGGGGGCGACTGTCGTCAGCATGGCCTGCTCACACCTCCCGTCCGCGTTCGCTGCTCACCTGTAGGGGTCACCGGTCGGGGTTAGGCGGGGGCGACGGTGCCGGCTGCGGCGCCGTTGACCCGGAACACGGCAGAGAAGTCGAGGGCTTCAAAGCCGCGGGGCGCGACACCCTCGAAGGACTCGGAGAAGATCTGGAACTTGTTGACCGCGTTCAGCGTCGAGTCGCGGACGACACCGAGGTCAAGCTGGCCGCCGTCGAGGAACTGGTAGGTCCCCTCCGGGTAGACCAGCATCCGGGTCACCGCCGGGAAGCCGACCAGCGTCGCCGGGTTGGCGACGGTGCCCGGTGCCTGGTTGGTGAAGTTCTGGTCGGCAACGTCGCTGTCCAACGCCCAGGTGACGACCATGTTCCGGTCGGCGAACCACTGGTTGATCGCCGCGTCCGGCACCGACAGGCTGTTGTAGCCGTCGCCGCCCTCGTAGGGGAACGCGGCCTTCGTCAGGTCGGCACGGACCGCGTCCTTCACCCACCGCTTGAGCACGACGCGGAGCATCGTGTTCTGCGACATCCGGTACTTGTCCCGGAAGTAGGCGTTGATCAGCGAGAGGGTGACCAAGGAGTCGCGGGCGAAGCCGAACAGCTGCGTCCCGGACACGTGCTTGGCGAACGCGCGCATCTGCCGGAGCAGTTCGATCTCGGCGGTGACGGCCCATGCCTGCCCCACGTACTGCAGGAAGTTGGCGACCTGCTCGGGGTTGAACCGGGCCCGGAAGTTGCTGATGGTGACGCACTGGGTGATGGCCTCGACCAGCACCTCCATCTCGGTGCCGCAGTTCATCTCGATGCAGGGCTTGACCGTCGGGCCGGTACCGACACCGGAGATCGCGACGGTGACCCCAGTCGCGGCGGCGGCCCCGGCAGCCGACAGGGTGACCGAAGTGCCGGACTGCACCGAGACGATGGTCGCGCCAGCAGGGATCGAACCACCGGCGACTGACCGGCCGACGTCGGCGAAGGTGAACGCGGCGGTAGCCGACGTGAGGGTCGTGCCGACGACAGTGACCCCGTCGGTGACGGTCCGGGTGCTGTTGACGCCGGTCCCCGGGCCGCCGGGGTTGATGTCATTGGCGTTGGTCCAGATCCCCACCGCCGGGCCGAACACGCTCATGTCGAACGGGGTCGGGACGACGTAGTGGATTCCACCGCGGGTCGCCTGGAACGACGGCAGGCTGTCCCGGACGGGACGCTCCAGGTTGGCCCAGGTCGGAATGGCGTAGTCCACGTTCACCGGGCGGCAGATGCCGCCTGAGGCGACCATCGGGGTGACGACGTTGTCCATCCGCTCGGTGACCATGTCGGCGTCGCGGTGGCGCAGGTCGTTGGCCTCGGGGTAGTCCCAGCGGGCGGACGCGACGACGACGCGGGTGCCGTCGGATGAGGGTGGGGTGTGCCGCAGGCTGTCGAGGCGCTGCGCCCACGACTCGGTGAAGGTCTGCGCGTCGAGTGCCGGCCCGGTGGGGGTGCCGCCTGCGGTGAGCGACGCGCGGACCCGGCCGTCGGACTGGGGGTCGTCGGGGCGCTCCCGCTCGGGGTCGCGGCGGCCGGCGGCTGAGGCGACGACTTGGGAGATCCGGATCGGCTTGGGCTTGGCGGATGCAGCGACGGCCTCACGCTGCTCGGCAGTCTCCGCTGGGGCCGGGTCACCCTCGGCCCGCGCCTCAGGTGCCTGCTCGACGGCGGCCGCCGGGGGGGCGATCCGCTCCCGGGCGGCCTGCGCCCGGCCGAGCGCCTCGTCCCGTCGCGCGGTCTGCTCGGCGGCGACCTCGTCACGGCGGGTCCGTTCGGCGGCGACCTGCTCCGCGGCGTCGGCGACGGTGTTGATGTGACCGAGGATCTCGTCGGTCGGCTCCGCTGAGGCGGCGGCGTCGATCTCGTCGGCGAGCAGGTTGCCGAGTTCGGCAAGCTCGTCGGCGGTCAGCTCACCGATCCGACCGGACAGGTCGTTGATGCGGGTCAGCCGGTCGGGGGTCTGCTCAGCCATGATGATCCTCCGGGACAGGCGAGAGAATGCGGGGGTGGTGGAGCGCCCCGGCGGCTCTACAGCCCGTCCCGGCGGCCAGACCCTCGAAGGGCCGGCTGCTCGATCTACGACGGACAGTAGCGCATCCCGTCGCCTGTTGCGCAGGACCGTAGACGCGGTCGGCGTGTCGGGTCTAGCGTGAGCACCTCGGCGCGGCGTGGCACGGCGAGGCTGGGCACGGCGAGGCTGGGCACGGCGAGGCTGGGCAGGGCAAGGCGTGGGAAGGGCAAGGCGTGGGAAGGCCCGGCCGGAGAAATCCGGCCGGGCCTTCATGCTGTCCACCGCGTTACTTGTCACATACGACGCGAGACGCTATGGTGTCTATTGCAGGGCACGGCAAGGCGGGGCGTGGCGGGGCGCGGCTAGGCCAGGCGTGGGTTCCAACCAAACGTGGAGGAACAAAGATGGACCTGATCATGACCATGACGGGGACCTCGGAGCTGTTGATGCACAACAGCCAGATGGTCGATCCGCTGAACACCTGGAGCCAGTCGTTCAACGAGGTCAAGGGCAAGAGGAAGAAGACCGACGCCGACCACGAGGTGATGGCGCGGATCGAGTTCTTCGCCGGGCTGTACATCGGCCCCGAAGGTCCCTACCTGCCCGGGGCGAACATCCTGTCCTGCCTGGCGATGGCCGGCGGACGACAGAACAAGGGGGCACTCGTCAAACGCTCGGTGCTCGTACCCACGGACCAGAACCTCCTCGCCTACAAGGGTCCACGCACCGCCGAGGAACTCTATGCCGACGCGAACTTTGTGCACCGGGCCGTCGCGAACGGCAACCCCAGCGCGTCCAAAAGCTCGAAGATCATGCGGACCCGGCCGATCTTCCGGCAGTGGGCATGCCAGGCCACGCTCGCGCTCGACACCCACGAGCTGAACCTCGAAGACCTCCGAACCATCGCCGACGACGCCGGCCGCTACACCGCCATCGGCGACTGGCGTCCTCGGTACGGCCGGTTCACCGTCACCCTTGAGCCGGCCGGCCGGTGAGCCCCTTCCAGCCGGTCGGAGACAAGGCCCGCTGGCGCGTCGTCTACGAGCTGCTGAACCGGACCCCCGTCGACGGCGTCCTCACCTACGAGTCGCTCGGTGAGGCGCTTGAACTCGACCCGGCCGACGACCGGCACGGCATCCAGATGGCGATGCGCCGCGCCGCGAAGGAACACGAGGAGGTCGACCGCCGCGCCATCGAACCGATCATGAACGTCGGCTACCGGGTGGTGCAAGCCAAGGAGCACCTGGGGCTCGCCCGGGCGCAGCAGCGCAGGGCAGGTCACGCGCTCAAGCGCGGCCGGTCGAAGGTCGTAAACGTCGACTTCAACCAGATCGACGTCGAGACCCGGAAGGCGTTCGAGGTCGTCGCCTACGCCTTCCAGATGCAGAGCGACATGGTTCAGCGGCTCGACGTCAGGAACAAGAAACTCGCCGAGAAGGTCGCGGCGATCACCGCGCGGACCGAGACTGTCGAGATGACGTCGGAGGAGCACGCGGAGCGCTTGGAGCGGCTGGAGCAACTGATGAAGCTGCTGCCTGCCACTAACTCGGAACCGTCCGGTGACTGACCACCTACCGCTGGTCCTGACCGTCGACGAGGTTGCCGCCGCGCTGCGGGTTGCCAAGTGGACGATCTACGACATGGTCAAGCGGGGTGACCTGCACGCGGTCCACGTCGGACGCAAGATCCGTATCCCCCGGTCGGAGATCGACCGGCTACTCACAGGAGGAGAGCGATGAGCCTTCGCAGGCTGCTGTACCTCAGCTCTAGGACCATGGGCGACTACGACGCGCTCAAGCGCGGCACGCTGCCGAAACGGCTAGCCCGCCGCACGGTCACCCGCAGCCTGCTCCGGCCGTACAACCAGGCGTGGCGCCGGCTCTAACAGTCAGCCGTCGCACAGACGCAGGTGCAGCCGCATCACCCGGCGGTCGAACCCGCCGTCGGCGAGCCAGGCGTGGCGCAAGGTCAGCTGCAGGTGGCAGCAGCCGCAGGTGACGAGCGCGATGTAGACCTTCACCCGAAGACCAGCATGTAGCCGCATGCGGCTAGTCCGGTGACAGCGAGGGCGCCCCAGCCGAATTCCCCGTAGCGAACCGCTTGGACTAAGCCCACGATGTTGCCGACGGCGAGCAGGCAGTAGATGACGTACAACGCTGTGACCCTCACGGCATCCTCATCCGGACAGCGGCGTTGCGCATGTCGAGCAGCCGGTCGATCGACAGCCAGGCGCACTCGACAGCCTCGTCGCGGTGAGTGCGGACACGGCGGGCGAGACCGAGATACCTAAGCTCGTCGGCGAGCCAGCGGTCGATGGTCGCGACCCCGAAGCGTTCAGCCGTGGTCATCGCATGCCACCAACTAGATCGGCGGCGGACCGTCGCCACGGCCGACAGTCGCCGCGTGAATCGCCGTCAGGATCGTCTGCTGCCCCTCGACGAGCCGGTGCACCTCACGGCCTTCGGCGTAGGAAGCTTCGGCGTGGACCCGGTCCCGTTCAGCTGACCGGTTCTGCGACAGCAGGATCAGCGGCGCCGCATAAGCCGCCTGGGTGGAGAAGAACAGGTTGAGCAGAATGAACGGGTACGGGTCGAACTGCAGTGCCCCGGTTGCGACGGCGACGTTGTAGACGATCCAGACGAGGATGAGCGCTGTCTGGATGGCGATGAACTGCCACGACCCGAACGCTGCCGTCGTCCGGTCCGCTGCCCGCTCACCGCGGGTCGCCGCAGCGTAGACAGCCTGGTTCGTCGGCGACTTGTGCGTCTCGGCGTGGCGCGGACGGCGGATCACTTGGCGAGGGTCATGTTATCGCAGGCGACGTGGTAGCCCTTGCGGTAGCCACGGGCCTCAGCCAACGTCAACGCCTTCACCGGCGCTGTGCGGTAGATCCAGCGGCCGGCGCGGGTCAGCTCGTCGCGGGTGACGAACGTGAACACCAGCACGTTGACCAGGCGGGCCAGCAGACGGCGGGTCATCAGCCGGCCGCGATGTCGACGCTGAACTTCTTCGCCGCCGCCTTGATCCGGCCCTTGATCGTCGCGAGCTGCGGGGCGGTGTACTTCGCGGCGTTCGCCTGCTGGTTGACGTAGGCCCAGGCCGCCCGGACGTGCTCCTTGGTGTCCAGCGGGTAGCGGGCCTTCTTGTCGGCTTGCATCCCGGTGTCGGCGTAGGTCACGTCGCCGTAGGGCTTCGCTGCCGCGGTGACAGCGTCCCGACCGCGGGCGATCTGCGCGGAGGCGACCATCGGCCGCAGCACCGGCAGGTAGACCGCTAGCTGCTCCCGCATCGCCGTCACGGTCTCCCGCAGCGACGCGTTGTCCCGGCGGAGCTCGTCCATCGGCTGCGCCCACGGCTCCGACGCCATCGCCAGCAGCGGCGCGGCGCCGGCGGCGACGAGGGCGAGCGGCCGGTCACCATCCCATACGGCAGCACCCGAGGCGGCGAGGGCGTACTGAGGCACCGGGAAACCTGTCACGTTCACAGCCAACGCAGCGATCAGCTCCAGTTTGCCGCCGTAGTCGCGCCAGTCACCCGACAGGCCCCGGGAACGGCGCAGGCCTTCGACCTGCTCGTCGGTGACACCCGGCCGGACGGTGCCCGCGACCCAGATGCCGTACCGGTCCTCGCCTGCGGCCACGTCGGCGACGGCGATCCCCGAGTCGTCGTAATGCCGGACGGCCTGCGTCGCGGTGATCGGGTTCCGCGGGTCAACCGATGCATGCCCCGTCCCGGCGGTGATCGGCCCGGTAGCGATCTGCTTCCCGTCGTCGGTGACGACGTGCCCCTCGCGGAACTTGGCGTAGTTCGTCTTCGACTTCGGGGCGTAGATCTTCTCGCCTTGGAAGCCGGTGTGCGGCACGTCCCAGAGCGCGAGGTGGCCGAAGACCCGGCCGTCGTCGTGGATTGTCAGGCTGCGACCACGGACGCCGGGGTAGTCGGGGTGTTCGGTGGTGGTGCTGTCATCGAACTGGGGATCAGCGAACCAGCCGGCCGGGGGGCGGACCGGTGCTGGGTAGGCCCCTGCGGTCAGCGGATCGACGACAGGCTCGCGTGCGGTGCGCAGGGCGGTGAACGCTGCCATCTCATCGTCGTGGACGGACAGCCGCTCCCCGTCGCGCAGGACCAGCCACCGGCCGTCGGACTCCTGGATCGACAGGGCCATGTCACACCTCTCGTCGCGTGTTGCCTAGAACGGTAGACCAGCTCACTGTCCGCTCCTCGGGTATGGAGCCGAATGCGACTGGGGTTCCCCGCCGCCAGCCGCACCCGGGAATGTGGGATCGGCTTGCAACGCGAGGCCGAAGTCGATCAGGTCGTCTTCGGTCAGCGCCTTGCGGCCCGTCGGGGTCGGGAACCCCGGAATGTCGACAGCCTTCACCCCGACGCCGAGCAGCTCACCGGCGACGGGCGGCGGTACCAGCTTGTTGATCTGCCCGCCGCAGTTGGGGCAGCGAGCGGAGAGAAACTCGTTGGCTTGGCCGGCGAGGACGAGCCTGCACGCGGCCGAGGGGATGGTGAGTTCGTCGCCGCAGTGTGGGCAGGCGACTTTGACGACGGTGCTCATGCGCCACCCGGCCCGTCTGGTCCATACCGGGCGAGCGCGTAGTGGAAAGTGGCGTGGACATTCGCGGCGAGATCGAGGTCGACGGCGGCTCCGTCTCGGGCACGCCAGGACGAGTCGATGTCGCCGTTCGCCCCGCGGATCATGTATCCGGACGCCGCGAGAGAGCCCGCGAGCTCGACGTCAGCCTCGTGCAGCTTCGCCACCTGGTGTTCCTTCTCGGCCAACTCGGCTTCGACCGACTCCGCCTCCCCGCGGGAAACGCGCACGTTCGCCCGCGCGAGTGCCTCGACGGCTTCGGCCAGGTAGCGCTTTACGAAGGCCCGGTTCGCCTCTGCGGCCTCGACCGTCGTCGTCGCACGTCTGCGCAGCCAGTTCTCGACCTCGACCGCGGCCACCGGCACCGGCGGCTGCGGTCGGATCGGCGCGACGCCCTCGGTCCGGCCCTTGCCGGTCGGGTACGGGAAGGTCATCAGGCGGCCTGGTCCACGGACTGACCGGGTGCGATCACGAGGTCGACAGCGGAACATTGGCAGCCGTCGTGGTCGCCGATCGAGTAGTTCGGCAGCCCTGTCCACGCGTCCGTCGTGTTGGCCAGCAGGTGCTCGTCAGCCACCAGGTCGTCGCCGAAGACACTGCCGTCCAGCTCCTCGTGGGGTTCGAACGGGTGCTGCGGGCTGCCGTGCACCCACATCCACGCCCCCGTCGTCGCCCCGTTCGAAGCGAGAAACGACAGCTGACGGTCGCCGGAGGCGACGCCCCGCAACGGGATGACCGCACCCCGACTGTCCAGGCTGCCGACCTGGCCAACGTCCTGCCCGCCGTACACCCCCAGCGGCCGGCGGGTCACCCCCGCGGGCAGCGACCCGTCAGCGAACCCTTCACCCAAGTCCTGGCCGGGCATGTCCATGCGGTACAGCCGCGCCGTCGCATACCCCAACAGCCCGGAGATGAGCGCCTGCCGCCCGGCTTCCGAGTCCCGGTCGTCGTAGCCGGCGAGCTCGGCCAACGCCGCCGCCGAGACGGTCACGCCGTGCTGGGCGAGCCAGCCGGCGATCATCTGCCGGGACCGGTCCCTCGTCTGCGCCACCCACACGTCGACGTCGTCCAACAGCTCGTCGTAGCCACCGTCGAGCAGGCTCGCGTCGTCGACGCCGAGCGACGCGACGACAGTCCGGCCCAACGTGGACGCGACCTGAGCCTTCGGCACGCTACGGGCCGTCGCCGCAAGCTCCCGGTTCTTCGCCGCCGCCGACGTGATCCGCCCACCCGCCTTCTCGAGCAGCCGACGGGTCGCCATGTCCGCGGCGCCCTGGACGCGGGCGGCGAGGCGCTGGTCGAGTTCGGCGAGCCGCGCGCCCAACGGGCGTGGCTGGCGGGCAGCGGCGACCAGCGCCGCGGTACGGGCAGGCGGCCCGGTAGGCGCGGTCCGGGCCGGTGGCATGCCGGGGTTGACCGGCTGCTGCGCTGCCGCCGGAGCCATGCCCGGAACCCCGGTCGGCAGCACCTGGTTGCCGACCGGGGCGTTCACATCCCCCGTCGGGATGACGCCCGGTTCGGCGCCGCGGGAGTGCATCAGGCGGAACCGTTCGATGTGAGCAGCGACCTCGTCGTCGGACGGCTTGTCGTCGTCGAGGAACCCCATGTACTTGCGGAGCGCGTCGCCGGAGAGTTCGATGACGTTGTAGGCGTCCATCGCGCTCTTGGACTGGTCGGGGTGGTTGATCAGCGCGGTCGCGTCGTACCAGCAGGTGATCCGGGCGACGTCAGCTGGCGCCCACCGGTCGTGCGCGGTCAGCAGCGCTTGGAGGATCTGCGACCCGACCTGGGCGCAGACCATCAGGATGCCCGGTTCGATGTGGGCTTTGAACGTCTCCTCCGCCACCTGGTAGGCGCCCCAGTGGTTGACGTCTCCGATTCCTAATAATACTTCCGGTGGCATTTCCAGGCCCATCGCGATCGCTGAGATCTTCTCCTTGCGTTGCTCAGCGAGGTCTTTGTCGATCGGCCGGTCGAACCGCAGGTGCCGGACGTTTTTCAGGTGCTCCGACGGGCCCCGCAGGATGTGCGGCACCACGTTGGCCGCGGAGCCCTCATCGGACAGGGGGGCCTGCAGGTGGATCGCCAGGTCGCGGGTCAGCGCGTCCAGGCCGTCGGGGTCGGCAGGGTTGTCGGCGTCGTAGTCGAGCTCGTTCGGGACGAGGAAGATGCCAGAGCCGGCGATCCTGGACTTCGCGGTCGAGCGGATGCTGCGGTTGAGTAGGGCGAGTTCTTCGAGGTCGTCGAGGATGCCCCGCAGCGGGCTGTCGGCGAGCTGCTTGCGGAACGGGTGCGGCCAGTACAGCCGGCGGACGAACGCGTCATCGGGTAGCGGCCGGTCGAGGGTCATGCCGTCGCCGCGAAGCGCCCACCGTTCGGCGCCGGTCGCCGGGTCGGGGTCGCGGCGGACCATCTCCGACACCGAGTAGATGTCCCACGTCTCCCGGGCCGTCGCCGTTTCGGGGCGGCAGCACGCGTAGCACTCGCCGGGGACGGTGAAGTTGACACCGATGTCACGCAGGATGCCTGCCTGGCCGTCAACCGCTGACCGGACGCGGGCCATTTCGACTTGTGCTTGTTCAAGCAGGTCGCGGGGGACCGGCAGCGGGGTGCCTTCGCCGTCGCCGCCTTGCGATGGTGGTGCGGCGTCGGTGAGCAGGTCGGTGACGCCGACGGGGTTCTCGTCGTCGGTGACGACGACGGCGGGGTAGAGGACGACGCGGGCGTAGGCGTTGCCCACATACCTGGCCGCGTATTTGATGCACCCGAGGGTGTCGAAGTAGGCCTGGGCGTCGAGCTGCCATGCCTGGCCGACTGTCCGGCGGCCGCCGAGCGCACTTGCGCTGCCTTGCGCGTTGACGGGAAGCTGGCCGACTGGTGGGAGGCTCGCAGCAGCCGGGCGGCTAGCGGCGGTCAGCAGGCGGCGCGGCGGGGGGGCGAAGGCGGTCCGGAGGCGCTGGAGCGGTCCTGCCACCTGCCAGTCCCCTCACCGTCAGCGGTAATACCTGCCGGTAAGCGTACGGTCCCGCGTTGCGCGGGACATGGGGTGGCGCGCCGGGGGGCTACCGGCGGCGGTAGACGTAGGCGGGGAGCGCCCCGAGGCCACGCTCTCGCGCTACCTGCGTGCGGTGCTGCCCGTCGTGGGGGTAGAACACGAACCCGACCATGGGGAACTGCCGGGCCTCGAGGTACAGCGGCGGCCAGTCGACGGCTTCCAGCGCACGCCACCTGTCCAGCCGGGTCCTGTCCGTGTGCCTGCCGACGATCCGGTCGGTGCGGATGAACAGCAACGGCAAAGCCTGCCACTGCTCGCCAGTCAGGTCCCACCCGTGCCGGATGCCGGCGGTGATGGGGATAGCTGCGGCGTCCAGGCAGTCGGGCACGTCGGCCAGCTCGACGCTGACTACGCCCAGCCGGTACACCATCACGGGCTGCCGGTATCGCTTCACCTGCCGAGTGTGCGCGTTCACAGCGGTTGGCGTGCGACGAGTTCCCCGCCGACGTAGGCAGCTGCCAGCAGGCGGGCCGCCGGACCCCACCAGCGGGGCGCTACCGCCCTGGCGGCCACCACGCCGGCGGCTACCCACACCGCGAGGCACACCGGGCAGGTAGCGAGATACAGGCCATTCGACTCGTCGGGCAACCTGGCCAGCAGCCAGTTCCGGGGCCGGGCCACGAGCGGTAGGTGGTCGCGTTGGGCGAGCTGCACCAGCCGGGCCACCGCCAGCGCGTCCTCGACTGCCTCGACAGCCCCGGTCACCGGCGGTCCGGTTCGGGGACACGCATGCACAAGCAGCAGACTTGGAGCGTCCCAACCGCATTCGGTTTCCCCGTGCCTTCGAGACGCGACACCACATCGATCTCGACCACGGACGGCTCTCGGCACCAGCGGCAAAGATCTGCGACGGGCCGCGTGTCCTCGGCGGACAACACCAACTGGATCAGTGATGCGCTGGCTGCCGGTCCGTCCGGCACGACCGGCAGGACCGGGACGTCCGGCCCGGAGATGTGCCCGCGGTTTCTCATCGTTCGATCCCGGTGTAGCGCTGGCCCTCGCCAGGTGGTTCCTCCGCCGGTGGTATCCGGGCGACGTACCAGACGACGAACAGCACCGCGCCGACGAGGCTGACGACGGCGGTGGCCCAGCCGATCAGGAACCAGACGACGGTCACCGCAGCACCCGCCCCGATGTGGCGCCCGGCGGGTGCCAGGCGGCGAGCCGGTTGCCGCACGCTGAGCAGCCACCCGGCGATGACAGGTCCAGCCTGCGGCCGTCGGCCAGGGTCACGGTCGAGCGCATGTACCGATCACCTGGCAGTGGTGCTTCGAACCCGACGATCGCCTCGTCCGTCGTCGCCACAATCCCCGCCGCCGTCTGCTCGTAGATGTAGAACCGCTGGTTCTCACCGTCGACGATGACGAGGACCTGGCTGGCGATGCTGTCCCGGGTGGCCTGGTCGGTGACTTCTGCGGGGGTGATCCGCAGCGACTCGACGACGCTCATGGTGCTGCCTGGCCGTGCCCGAGATGCTGGTGGGCGTTGCCGTTGCGGATCGCGTCGGCTATCGCGTCGGACCCCGTGTTGCCGTAGCCGTGGCCCGTCTGGGTGCACCGCAGGCAGCGCCAGGATGCTTTCGAGGTGCCGGGGGTGAGCCAGCGGCGGAACGCTCGCCAGGGGGCCTTCACCGGCCACCGGCCGTGTCGGGGTGCGCGGCTTCGACCTCGCGTTGGACGTCGCGAAGCTCACCCTCGGCGGCGGCGAGCTCGGACCGGGCGGTCCGGACGCGTTGCTCGCAGACGTCGAGCCGGTCCCACACGTCGCTCATCCGCGTCGCCCAGGCTGGGGCAAGTACGAGGGCGCTGGCGCTGGCGCTGGGGGCTGTACCGGCGGCGCGGGCTCCGGGCAGATCGCCGACCATTTCCCGGGCGCGAACTCGGCGACCACATCCCCGCCGGCGAGGACCTCTAGGCCGAGTCCCACACCGGGGTAGTCGACGGTTTCCCACGCGTCGCCGTCGATGATGGTCCAGCCGGAGCTGTTGCCACCGACGTGGTTCACCTGGTACGCCATCAGACTGTCTCGACCGCACGGCGGACGAGGGTGATGACCTCGTCGAGGGTCTCGGTTACGGCGAGAGTCACGCCAGGCAGGAGGATCATTGCGCCGTCCGCTGGCTTGGCCGGGGGCAGCCGATGGGTGATGGCAACGACGTGTGCGGTGTTGACCCACACCTGGCTGCCGGTGTCCGCGCTGGTGAACCCGATCAGGCTGCCCATGCTGCTGCCCCCTGTGGTGTCGGCTGCGTGTCCACCGTGCCACACCACACGGGACATGGCGAGCCTGACGCAGCGCTATCTGCCGCGCGGACCCGACGGCGGGAGCTGCATCGCCGCGACAGACACCGACCGGGCCGGGCGGCTGATGCCATGCAGGTAGGCGATGCACCAAGTGAGTGCATCGACCAGGCCTGGTGACGCTTCTCCCGGGTCGCCGGTGAACGACGTCATCTGCGCCTCCAACGGGCCGAGGTCCTCACCGGCCAGGATCGCGTGGGTCACCATCCGCCGGGCGTACAGCGCAGCGATCGGCTCGGCCCGGGTCCGTTTGCCTTGCGTTGCCGTCACGTGATCGGTCGGGACCTGGGGGAACTCCTGCTCCAGCAACGGGCGTAGGAACATGGCGCCGTTCTTTTCGTAGACGAGCCGGTCGCCGCGGTACCGGTCGAATACGCCGACGCTGGTACGCAGCCAGCCCATGGGTGACAGGTGCTCGCCGGCGGCGTGAAGCACGTAGTACCGCTTGTCAGCTCCGACTGCGACGACGGCGCGGCCTTGTTCGTCGCCTTCGCCTTCGGCGGGGTCCAGCGCGACCACACGGCGCCCGAGCCGGACAGTGCGACCGTCAGCGGCGAACGTGAGCGTTCCGGCGTCACCGTCGATCTGAGCCGGCTCGGCGACGATCAGCCCGAGCCGGTCCGCATCGGCCTTCGCCGGGTCGCGGGTCCACATCGCCCCCTCAGCTTCCTCCAGCACGTCGCCTTCGAGTTCCTGCGCCCCCAGCGCGGTGCCTTTCGCTTCGAGCAGTTCGGCGAGGGCGGCAGGGTTGAGGTTGTCGGCGTTGTCCTCGGTTCGTAGCCGGCGGTTGACGACGTTCGGGTCGTGGACCAGCCGGCGGACCAGTTCGATGGCGGGCATGTTGCGTTTCGGGGTGCCGGACACGATCCGCTGCGCCGGGTACTTCCGGACCGCATACTTGATCGACTCGTCCCATGCGGTGCGCCACCGGACCCACAAGCCGATCTCGTCGGCCCAGCAGCCCCGCAGGTTCTTCCCTTGGATTCGCAGGGCGCCGTCGTCGGCGCCGTCGGCGTAGATCACCGTTCCGTCGACCAGGTACAGCTGGCCCATGCTCCGGTTCCACGCAGCGATCAGCGGCCCCTTCTCGACGAGCCGGCCGCCACCGGACTTGCCGCCCAAGGCGCGGATCAGCCCCGAGTCGCCTTCGAGGCAGACGTCGCGGGCGTCGCCGAACGTCGGGGCGATCACCGCCCATTCGTTGCCGTGCTCGGGAGTGGCCGGGTTGGCACGGATCAGCTCAGCGAAACCTTCCGCGGAGCTGCGTGTTTTGCCGCTGCCTCTGCCGCCACGCCAATAGGTCGTGCGCCAGTCGCCGTCGGGGAGCAGCTGCTCCGGCCGTGCCTGCTTCCGCCACGGCAACAACGCGGGAACAGCCGGCTGGGAGAACGCGCGCGCGGCGATCTGCCACGGCGACGGGGCTAGGCTCATCGGCCGCCGGCTGTCAGCTCAAGCCGGCTGAGTTGCGCCGCTACCACACTCCGGACCCGGTCCTCCGCCGGGTCCTGACCCAACTCGGTCAGCGCTGCGGTCAGCACGGTGATTAGGCCCGCGCCTAGCGCTTCCTGCTGCCGGACCAGCCTTTCCTCCAGGCCGAGTTTGGCGATGTCGACGCACATCCGGCCGACTCGGTCCAAAGCCCGTTCGTAGACCACCACCTCGGCGCGGAGCTGCTCACCGCCCTCCAGGCCGGAGTAGCGGATCCGGTCACCCAAATCGCCTACGAGGCTGCGGAGCGCGTCTTTGAACGCTTCCGCCTCGGCGGCCACCGTCAGCAGGCTGAGCAGCGGGTTGGCCATCGGGGCCACATGGTCTGGGACGAGCTTGCGGACCTTCGCTTCCAGCACCCGCTCAGCTCCCCGGGCGAGGGCGGCGGGGGTCCGGCCGCCGTGCATCCGGCACCGGACCTGCCCTGGAAGCGGACGGTAGGCGCACGTCCCGCCGGCGCGGGTCCGGGCGCCGCAGCGCAGGTCAGATGCCATGGGGGCAGGTCCGGGGCGTAGCCGTCATGGGCCGAGCACCGCGCTCAGTGCGTCCTGCCAGCGCCACGCCGCCCAGCCAGCAGCCACAGCACCCAGCACAGCAGCAACACACGTGCGGGTAACAACGTGGACGTGTGCCTCACGGCTTGGCTTCCCGTAGTTGCTTGAACTGCCGCAGCCCGCAGACCCCGCAGAGGCGACGCTGAGCCTTGCAGTCGGCCGTAAGTTCCCACGTCGACCAGTTGTGCGGCAGGAACAGCCAGCAGAAGCTCACGGCTTGGCCTCCCACAGTGAGCAGGAGAACGACGTCAGGGTCCGAAGCTCCACGCCATACAAGTCTGGACCACTAATGAAAGCCGGAGCCCCCTCGTCGCCGTCCATGCCTTTGCAGAGCCCGTGATCAAGGCCAGCCTCCCACGGTGCGTCAATGAGAATCCAGTGCTGGCAGGTGCCGCAGTTGCGCTCTTCGTTCACGGTTCGACCCCTAGAGCGGTAGCGACAGCCCGAACGGTCTGGCAAGGCCAAGCGTCGTCATCGTGAATGCAGTACGTCCCGGGGCTAACGTGTCGCTCGGCCACGACATACCGCTTATGCAGGTCGAGGATAGCGCGGAACGCTGCCAGGTAGGGCCAGTCGCGGTGATGCTCGGGCCGGAAGCCGAGATCAGTGGCGCTTTCAAGGCGTCGATCGATCTCTGCCAGGCAGCGGGCGGTCAGGTCAGCGTTCATGCTGCCTCCTCGTCGGTGAGCGCCCCGCACCGTGGGCACCAGCCTGGACCTGTGGGGTTCGCCAGATGGCCCCACGCGGAGCACAGGGCGCTACCAGGCTCCCGGTGGGGTACCGGAGGGGCCGGGCTGAAACGGGACGCTGAGAGGCGGATGCAGGCCTCAAGGTGTTCGAGTGCGTCACGAGCAGCGGTCGCGGCGAAGAAGGTCACCGGTTCTCCTCGAGGTGGGCTTCCCATCCGTGCTGGGTCAAAGCCACGTCGGGCAGCGACGCCCAGTAGCGCTCGCACGCTTCGTGGACCCATTGGGCGCGGGCCTCGTCGGTCCACACTTCGTCTGCCGGGTCGGTCATGCGGACTTCCTCAGCGGCTCGGCGCGGGACGGGTGCAGGGTCGACAGTGGCCGGCCCGTGCCCGGCGTCGTACACGGCTGGCCGACCGCCGCTTTGCACCACGGACAGCGACGGCTGCGCGCGGCCCGGACGGTCTCAGGGTCGACCGTCGGGTGTACCGGATCGGCTTGGGGGATGCGCCCGAACCGCAAGCCCATCGCGTGGACCTGCGCCAGCCGCTCATCGGCCTTCTCGCGACCGACGGGACTGGCTTCGAGTGCCTTGAGCTGCTGGCGCTCGCGGTCCTGGGCGCGGGCGTTGCCGATGCGGACGGCGTGCTGGCGGATGTCGGCGGGCATGATCCAGTCGCGGGTGATCCGGTAATGGCGTTTGACCGCCTCGACGCAGTCCTCGAAGCGCAAGCCGTCGAGCGCGTCATGCCAGGCGCCGACGGTCAGGTCGTCGAACGTTCGGTTGTCGTAGACGGCGGCGAGGGTGAGCAGTTTCGCGGTCTCGGCCTTGGTCATGCTCCACGCTCCTGCGCTTCGTAGCGGGCGACGATTTCGAGGTTGGCGGCGGTGCGCTGGGCGGTGTGGTTCGGCGGCGGTCCGGCGCGGCTCGCGATGCGTCCGCCCGCGTTCATGGCTTCGTTGACCGCTCCGGGCAGGGCGGTTGGCTGGAGGCCGCGCTCTCGGGCGATGACGAGGCCAGCGCGGATGTCGTCGGCGTCGATGCTTTCGGCGAGCAGCGCCTTGACCTGTTGGCCGATGCGTTTGAGGTGTGCCTCGGGTGGTCGCTTACGGCAGGCGTCGACGTACTCGGCGACCATGTCGCCTGCGGTGGTCGGCTGGTGGTCCTCGACGAGGGCGAGCGCGGCGCTGGGCGCGGCGCTGGGCGCCCCGTCGGAGACGGTAGGGGCAGGGGTAGGGGTAACGGTAGGGGCAGGGGTAGGGGTAGGGGTAGGGGAACCCCCGCGGGCGCACGCGTACGTTGTGCCTACCGCAGACCCCTCGCCAGGGGTATCCGAATGGGTATCGGTAGGGGTATCTGGTGGTGGGGAAAGGGTCTCCACCATCTCCGCGAGCGTGGCCGCGACGTCGGCGCGAGCCTTCTCCGTCACCTCATCCAGCGGGCACAAGGACAGCTCGGCGGCGAGTGCAGACCGCAGTTTCGGAGACGAGATGGCAGCTGCGTCCGACTTCGCGGACAGCAGCACCTTCGGCTGCTTGAACACCCCGTCGTTGCGGATCAGGGTCCGGATCAGCAACTCCTCGGTGTCGCCGTCGACGAGCACGAAGCGGGCATCTGCGAGGCGGCGTAGGGAAGCAGTGAGGGCCTTCACGTCACCGTCGCCACACAGCCGAGACCACCGTCGGATCGTGAGCGGCAGAGTGCCGGCGTGCGTTAGGTCGGGCTGAGACAGCAGCATCATGTAGGCGCGCTGAGCCTCACCGTCGAGGGCCAGAAACTCGGGATCGGTCCAGATGCGGGCGAGGATGCGCCCGTGGCTGCGGGCCATCAGAGGCGCCGGCCGAGCGCGCGCCGCAGGGTGATGCACGCATCGTCGTGCCGCAGGCCGCCGGTCCGTGAGGGCGTCGCGCGCCACCGGTCCGGGTTGCCGCAGAGGCGACGGCAGACGTCGTGAAGCGCCCAGTTGACGACGAGCGCCTGCGGCGGCTGATCGTCACCCGCAACGGGCAACGGTGTGTCCCACGGCCCGGGGCTGGGACTGCTAGATAGGCTCACGTCAAGTCTCCCGGTCGGTCGGGGGGCGGGGAGCCGCCGGTCTGCCAAGTCCCGGCGGCTTCCGCTTGTCCGGGCTGACGCTACCCCTCGTCTGCCGTCCCAGGGGACACGCAACGCTGAGGGGACGCGCGGTCATCAGTCGGTCCCCAGCTCGGCTGCGGTGGCTTCCAAGTCGCGCCACGATGACCTGAGCCGGTCCAGCCGCTCCTGGTCGTGCTGCGGGCACCACATCGGTCCCCAGCTCGTGCCAGCGGCCTCGTCGCAGCCGTGCTCGACGCATGTCCGGCCGCTGGGCTGCTGGCACACATGGCCGCGCTCGGTCTGGCACTTCAGGTGGCTCACCCGGCCTCCTTCATCGGGCAGGCGGGGTCGGCGCAGGCGCAGCCGAGCAGCAGCGCGGGGATGCCGTGGGCGTGCCGGACGGTGGGCGTGAGGACGGCGAGGACGTGGTTGGGCAGGTCGCCGATGATCCGGCAGGCGCGGCAGTGGACGTTGGGACGTCCGGCGGTGCGTTCGGCGTGGGCCTGCCCGGCGATGGAAATCAGGTCGTCGAGGACGCCGCGGGGGACGCCGACCAGCGTCTCGTCGACCTGATGCTGGGGGGTGCGGCCCGTGTTCGGGTTCGCTGGATGCAGGCCGGTCATTCGGTACCGCCGAAATCGAGAACGTCTTGCCGGAGCCGGTTGACGATGACCTCGCAGTACGCCTCGGACGCCTCCACCCCCACCGCCTTGCGGCCGAGCCGACGGGCCGCGTCGAGGGTGCTGCCCGACCCGGCGAACACGTCGAGGACAGTGCCGCCCGGCGGACACGCGTAGGCAATGAGCGGCTCGAGGATGCCCGTCGGCTTCTCCGTCGGGTGAGTTCCGGTGCGCTGCCCCTGCCTAATACCCGCGACTTTCACGACGGACCGACTTAGCCGTGTCCCGTCATCAACCCAACTCACGTCCTGAGCGATTGCTCCGTGGACGTACTCGCTGCGGCCCTTCCTCACGGGCAGGCTCACCCGTCGGCCGTAGTTCTGCTCCCGTGGCGTCTCATGATGCAGCGATGACCACTCGCCTCGATACCAGTGCAGGGCGTGCTCGTGAACACGGGCGAACCTGTCCGTCACGAACGACGTTCCGCGAGGCTTCTCCCACACGATGTCCTGGGCGAACTTCCAGCCAGCGAAATCGTCGCGGCGGTCAAGGAACATCCGCATCGAGCCGAAGCACCACATCGACGACCCGAGCGGCTTGACGATGGCGGGCCAGCCGGACGGCCAGCGGTCCCACGCGAGCGACGTCTCCCCGTACGGCGGGTCGGTGCAGATCAGGTCCACCGCGTCCAGCAGGGGGACGACGTCCTGCATCCGGCCGTGGTACAGCGTCACCGTTCCGTCGGAGTAGTACGGCAGCGGCAGGGTCGGTTCGTCGCACAGCCCGTCCGCCATTGGCGGCAGCTCGGCGCCGAGCCCGGTCACCAGTCAACCTCGGCTTCGCACTCGCTGTGCCGCTCGGTGAACGCCTCGTCGAACGCTTCGCAGAGCTGCTGGATGAGGGCGATGCGCTCCCCGGACGTGAGTAGGTTCCCGATGGGGCAGTCATCGACCACCTGGGCGAACAAGCGCCACTCGGGGGTGAGGGTCTGGCTCGTCCCGAAATTCAAGCCGTGCTCGTTCACGCGGCCACCCCGTCGAGGTGACGGACTGGGACGGACGCGGCGACGAGCACGGTTCCGCGCCGGAACCCGAGCCTGGCGGCATCGGCCCGCAGCTGCGCGGAGGGGATGCCGAGCTGGCGGCCGGAGGTGAGCAGGTCAACCCGGTCGGCGATGACGACTACGACCGGGTTGCAGGTGGGCAGCACCCGGTTGTCGGCGCACATGCCGGCCAACGCGTGCAGCGCCTCGGTACGGGCGACGGCGAATGACAGCCGTTCGGGGCAGGGCCACAGGCCGTACAGCACCGACGTGCCCACAGTCGCCGGCGGGAGGGTGGTGGTCACGCCAGCGTCTCCATGACCTGCGCCCAGTCCGCTGGCCTCCAAAGGCAGGTTTCGATGCCGGGGCAGAGCTTGAGCTTGGCGAGCATGTCGATCTGCGCCGGCCTGAGCACCCCCGACGCCGACTTCAGCTCGGCGAAGATGATCCGCGGGGGACGTACCAAGATCAAATCTGGAAGGCCGGGTTCGGTGACCCTGCGTGAGTCGGGATGGTGGATCGCCCGCCACCCCTTCAGCCGGGCGTAGTCGAGGATGCGGCCTTGAAAGGCCACCTCCGACACCGGCAGGGTCTTCACGCCGCCGCCTGCGTGTGGTGGAGCCCCGTGGGGCCCGTGCCCGCCGCAGCGGACCCCACGGGAGTAGTGGCAGCCAGGTCGACCCCGGCGCGGGCCAGCGCCAGCCTGTCGACGGCGACGGTGTGCCGGGTGTAGCCCGTAGCGCGGGCGATCCGGCCGACGGTCCAGCCCTGCTGGGAGAGCTCCAGCACCCACCGGACCCGCTGGCCACGTTGCCCACGGCTGTCGTAGGCGTCGGCACGGGCCCGGCGGTTGGCCTCCGACCATTCGGCCCACAGCCGCACGTTCAGCGGGGTGGTGATCGTCGGCACAGCCTGCGGCCCGGTTGCAGGAAACAGCGAGGTCATGCGGAAACCACCCGAAGGACTCCGCCCTCAGCGCGGCGGGCAGCCGCGTGAGTGGCGCATGCACCGTGACCGGAGCACGGACCGCCGCACAGGCAGTCGTCAGCCCACACGCGGTACTGCGACGGTGCGCCGCACATGTCGCCGCCGGCGGGCACGTAATAGCTGCACTGCGCGGGGGGGTTGCCGGGCCGCCAAGGCACCCCGGCAAGCCGGGCGCTCACTGCGGGTCCTCGGTGTACGCCGCAGCGAACTGCTCGACGGTGTAGGCGAACGCGACGAGCTGGTCGCGGGGGGCCGCAGCGATGTTGCCGCCGTGGTCCTGGGCGAACGACTGCTCGACGTCGGACTGGTCCCAGCCGATGGTCCGCGCGGCCCGCATGATCGCGGCCCGCAGGTCGCTTGCGGTCCGCTGGTCGACCTCGACGACCTCGCCCTCGACCACTTCGGCAGCGGGCTGCTCCTGCTGCGTCTCCGGCTCAGCAGCCGGCGCCTCCGGCTCGGGCGCCGGCTGCTGCCGGCTTGCCCGGGTCCGCTGCGCCTTCTCCCGGATGCTGTCCCGCGCCGACGGTGCGACCTGCGCCGTCGACGCCTCGGGGGTGACGTCGACGATCGTCATCTCCGCGTCGCCCTCCACGCCCATGCCGCGCTTGACGTCCGGGAACATCGCCGCGGCCGCGTCGGAGGTGGCGCGGGCGAGCAGCATCCGCCGCGGGTAGGACTTCCACACCTGCTTGTTCGCCAGTCCAGCGGTCCGCGCGTCATCGATCGTCCAGACGAACGTCCGCTCCTGGTCGGGCCGCTCCCTACGGGCGGCGGTGATGACGCACTTGGTGTCACCCATCTCGACGTCGAAGCGGTGGCCGGCGCGCAGGATCAGCGCGCGGACCAGCTCAGCGGACGCCTCCGGCTTGCCCTCCACAACCCACACCGACGTGAAGGCCTGGATGTGGTGGATGCCGAGGCTGTCGGCCAGCTCCATCGCGAACAGGACGTCGGCGGGGGAGCCCTGCAGGTGCCGGGGCAGCATCTTCGCCTTCGACAGCTCGTCGGCGAAACGGAGCCGCTCGGCGAATGTGCCGAGGGGGGCGTCGGGCTGGCGGAGCGCGACGGCCCCGCCGCGGGTCCGGGGCTCCTGCTGCGCTCCGTTGGTGTGGGCGACGTCGGTGGAGACGGTCATGCTGCCTGCTCCTTGCGTGAGGACGTGCGCGGTGGCTTGCGGGGGGACAGGGTGCGTTGCGGCTCGCTGGCCGGACGGCGGTAGGCGGCGTACAGGTCCGGGTGGTCGGCGGCGAACGCCTTGGCGTCGAACCGGACCGGGCGGGACTCGCGGAACGTGACCGCCGGCTTGGTTTCGCCGGGTAGGTAGCCCTCCTCGGCTGAGCCGAGCAGCAGCCGCATCCGGTTAGCGGCGGCGGCCTTGTCCTGCTCGTGCTCGGCGGCCTGGCGATGCGCGCCCCAGTAGGTCTCGTAGAGGTCGGCCCACTGCTCGGGGTCGAGGACCGTCGTCGCACCCGCTACCGCCGGGGTCCGCCGCGCCAGGTAGCGGGCGGTGCGCTCGGTGCCATCCGGGGTCGGCGGCACCTTCCTCGCGACGTGATCGAGCAGGAACGCCTCGCCGATGTCGGTCAGGTCGGCGATCAGCTCGTCGTCGCGTTCGACGGCGAACGGCTTGATCTGCGGACCGGCGAGGGCGACGACCCATGCCCGGTCCAGACCGGTAACGGCGAGCTGCCACTGCACCTGCATCTGGACGTGGGTAGGGACCTCGTCGGACCAGGCGAGCGCACCCCAGCCGAGTGCCGTCTTCGCTTCGAGCAGACTGTCGACGTTGACCCACCGGCCGAACCAGGACGTGCGGCCCGGCTTGAGCACGAGCCGGTCGGGGGTCGCCATCTGCCACGCCCGGTCGGGGTGGGCGTACAACCCGCTGCGGGCGATGGCCCGGCCGGTGTCGGCGGCCCACTCGCGGCAGATGAACGGCTCGAGGAACGTGCCGGCGCGCATCGCCGTGTTCTCCTCGACGTCGACCGCGACGCCGATCATGTCGTCGTAGACCTCGAGGGCTGACAGCCACGGGTGGACCCCCGCGACCGCGGCGATCTTCGTGGCGGTGATGCCGCACCGGCGGGCGGCGAGCCAGTCGCTCCTCGGCGCGGTGTGGCTTAGGACAAGACGCGGGGGGGTCATGCTGCACCTCGACCAGTTAGCCAGCCCCAGCGTGCACCGCTATCAACCTTCGAGACGTGCTGCCGAGACAGACCGAAGTCGTCCGCGATCGACTGGTGGGACTCACCCGCATTCAGTCGTCGCAGCATTCCTAGTATCTCGGGCTCGACTAGCCTTGACCGACCATTCCGGGCTCCGCGCGGCAAGGTGCCGTGTAAAGCCATGTCTGCGACATTGTCAAGCCGAGTGGCGTATCTCAAGTTTGAGTAGTGATTATTGTGCTTATCTCCGTCGTTGTGGGCTACCTCGAAATCCACCGGCCGCGGACCAATAAATGCCGCCGCAACAAGCGCGTGGACTTTGGGCGCAGTCGTTCTCCCACCTCGTGATGGGTACACCACGGCGTAGCCCGAGGGATCGCGGCCCGGCTTGAGGAGTCGGCCGCGCACTCGATACGCCCGGCCGGCCGAAGTAGTAAATGTTCGGCCTAATGACCGCACTCGCCCAAAGCTTGACACCTCGTAGAGCGACTCCCAACCGACCATCGACCGCCATTCCTCTGCCATGGCCGCTGAGGCGACGGTGGTCGTAGTCACGGTGTGCTCCGGTAGAGGTGGCAGACGCAGCTGCAGGAAAGGCGGGTCAGGCCGGCGGTGTAGCCGCGGCAGCGCAGGTGGGCGGCGTCAGCGGTGATCGGGTGCATGGCGCACCACGGCGAGCGCCAGACGCGGGCGACGGCGGCGGCCATCAGGCGCCGTCACGCGGGCAGGGGATGGCGCGCAAGTGCTGGCGCCGGCGAGCGTCGTCGAGGGCTTGGGCGCCAAGCTCGGCGCGATGCTCAGCTTGGGCCTGCTTGTCGAGCAGGTCGTCGCGTTCCGCTTCGATGCGGGTGAGCTGCTGGCGTAACTGGACGGTGCCTCCGCGGCGGCAGCCTTCCCACACGGCGCCGGCGGCCCAGGCCAGCAAGGCGATGACGAGGCCGGCGGTGGCTTGGGTGAGGCCGCTCATCGGCCGGGCCGTTTCGGCTCACGCTGCTGGACGTAGGTCTGCGCGCGTTGCACCGACTCGCGGCACCCGGCGCAGAGCTGGTCGCCGGGTGCCCGGGTGTGACCGCAGGCCCGGCAGCAGTCCTGGGCGATCGCGGCGAACAGCTCGGCGTGGCCCATCGCGAGGTGGGTGGCGCACAGCACGTGCCCGGGCGCGGCGGGGGTGGAGGGCAGCTCGTCGGTCTGGCACCGCAGGCAGGTCCGGGCGGTCATTGGGCGCGCTCTAGGAGGCGGGCAAGTTCGGCGTCGATCCGGGCGCTGCGACGCTTCTTACGCCGACGCTCGGCCCATACGGCGTCGGCGATCAGGACGAACGCGAACGCGAAGTTCAAGATGGTGATCGCGCCGATGACGGCGAGGACGTACACGGTGCCGGTCATGCCGCACCGTCCGCGGCAAGCTCGTCGACGAGCTGGGCGAGGCGCTCGCGGGTGTTGGTGTCGGCGAACAAGCCGTCTCGGTCTAGGTCGAGCTGTTCGTCAGAGCTGAGGTTGCGCCCGAACAGCGCCAGCACGGCGTAGTCGGAGACGTGCACCCAATCGTCGACGAGCGGCCCGACGACCATGTCGTACGCAAGGCTCAGGTGGTCGACATTCCGCCATTGAGCGCCGGCGCGCATGGCGACGAACCCGGCGAAGCACTGGGTGGTGCCGCAGCGTCCTCGATAGAACATCTGGTTCCAGCGCTCAGGGTCGGCGTCGATGTCGGCGAGGGCCTGGCGGGCCAGCTCGGCGTTGAAGGTCATGCGACACTTCCGGCGGGGTGCAGCCGCATCGCGACGGTGCGGGCGCAGCCGTCGCAGCAGGGCACGGTGCCGACGCGGCGGGTCGCGAGCCGCATGTGGCCGACTGCTGCCGCTCCGGTGTAGCAGGCGGCGCACCACGTAACGTCACCCTGGATCAGGGTCGAGGCGGCGGCGAGGACGTCCTGCTCGGCCACGGCGATCGGCCCGTCGTACTCGGCCGGGTACCACGAGCGGTCCCGTTCGAGCTGGACCTGGTCGCGGTCGCGGACGGCGCGCAGCAGGCAGGCGAGCCGGGGGAGCTGCTCGCCGACGCTGCCCGCGGCGTGGTCTTCGAGGGCGTCGGAGAGCTGGGCGACGAGGCCGATGAGTAGCTCGCCCGCTGCGGACAGCCGATCCCGGTGGATCATCTCCTCGACGCGGGGCAGCGCCGCAAGGTCGGCGATGGGGATGTGGCAGTCGATGTCGGGATGGCCGTCGAAGCGGACGTTGACGGTGGTGTCTGTTTCGCGATCGGTGACGGTGCCGACGTGCTTGGTCAACCGGTTCTGCACCCGGTCGCCGGGGCCAAGGGCGGTCACGCCGACACCGGCTCGGGGTGAATCATCGAGCGGTACAGCTCAATAGCTGAGGTCTGGAGTTCAGTGACGGTTGGGGCTAGCGCGACCCGCGCCGCATCCCCCGCCGCGACCCGCGCCGCATCCCGCGCCGCATCCCGCGCCGCATCCCACGCCGCATCCCACGCTGCATCCCCCGCCGCGACCCGCGCCGCATCCCACGCCGCAGCCCGCGCCGCATCCCCCGCCGCGACCCGCGCCGCAGCCCGCGCCGCAGCCCGCGCCGCATCCCCCGCCGCGACCCGCGCCGCGACCCGCGCCGCATCCCCCGCCGCGACCCGCGCCGCATCCCGCGCCGCATCCCCCGCCGCATCCCCCGCCGCGACCCGCGCCGCAGCCCCCGCTGCATCCCCCGCCGCATCCCGCGCCGCGACCCGCGCCGCAGCCCGCGCCGCAGCCCCCGCCGCATCCCCCGCCGCGACCCGCACCGCATCCCACGCCGCGCTACGGACAGCGGTACCGACAGCCTCGGCCGTGTCCAGGTCGACAATCTGTGCCGCATTTGCGAGCCGGTCCGCGTGGACCTCGAGCCCGTCGACAAGCCGCAGCCAGGCCGGGGTGTAGACCCGGATCAACCAGTCGAGTGCCATGTAGCTGCGGCGTTCGTCGAGTCCGTCGTCGGGGGTGACAGCGGCCAAGTCGGGAATCAGCGCCTTCAGTTCCTGCCGCCGGTCGTCGGGCAAGGAGTCGTTGAGGTCGCGGCCGTAGACGCGCAGGACGGGGGTGCCTACCCAGTCGGGGTCGTCGTCCCACGGCTCGTTCGTCGCACCCGCACCCGTTGCCCATGCGATCGCTTCCCACAGGCAGGCGGTGCCGTCGCAATCGTCCGCGAGGTCTGCCGGTTCGTGACTGCCGGTGCCTAGGCGCAGCCGGTCGAGGTCGAGGTTTGCGATACTTGCCATGCGGTCCTGCCCTTCTCTGCTTTGGGTGGGGTTTGCTGGCGGGCATCCGGTAGTGCGGGTGCCCGCCCCTTGCGTCTGCGGGCTGGTCAGGACGACGACCGCGACCACGGGTCGCGCTCGTCCATGGCGGCTTCGGCGCGGCTCGGCTGGTCGTCGTCGTACTCGGGCAGCTCGGGGAGCCGGCCGCGCAGGTACTCGTCGGCGGTCAGCCACAAGTCCAAGCTGCTCAT